CGGCGGCGGCGACCTTGTACGGGTCCTCGCCCCGCCGGTAGACGTCCAGGGCGGTCTCCTCGCCCGCCAGCCAGGCCAGGACGCGCCCCTCGATGGCCGAGTAGTCGGCGCAGACGAAGTCGCACCCATCGGCGGCCTCCAGGACGCCCCGGAGGCAGGTGGAGGCGGCCATGAACAGGTCGCCGTAGAGCATCTCGACGGCCTCGGCGTCGCCCGCCCTGAACAGAGCCAGGCACTGCTCGGTGTCCGGAAACGCGCCCCTGGGGAAGTTCTGGGGCTGGACGAGCCTCCCCGCCCAGCGCCCGGTCTGGGCGCCGTAGTACATGAACAGTCCCCTCAGCCGCCCGTCGGCGCAGGCGGCCTCCCGGATGGCGGCGTACTTCGCCGTGGACGACTTCGACAGCGACTGCCTGATTTCCAGGATTCGCCGGGCCTCCGAGGGCGCCGAGCCCATGAGCTCCTCGTCGTCCGACGACAGGGCCTCGCTGACGTCGCCCCTGGCCAGCCCGGCCAGCGGGACGCCCATGTCGCGGAGCAGCTCCAGAGTCGCGTCCCTCTGCGTCGGCGAGTCCAGGCCGGTGATGTCGCGGAACTCCTCCCTCAGCGTCGCCGACTTGGCGGCCATCGCCGCCGTGACGGCCTCGGCGCTCTTCAGGTCGGCGCGGACGCCCCGGCAGTTGATGGCGAAGTCGAGCCTCCAGACCTCCAGTTCCTGCGGAGGCAGGTCGGGCAGCATCCTGGAGAGGTCCTCCTGGGCGGTGACGTCCTGGCAGCAGTAGAGGCAGAGGCGGGCTAGGTCCCCGGGCTCCTCGTTCCAGAGCAGGGCTTCGGCCAGTTCGGGGTTCCGCCTCAGCTCCAGCTTCCTCGGTCTCCTGGGCTTGCATAGCCTGCGCATCAGGCGGGCGCCGTCGAGGTCCTTGTCCTCCTGGGTGCCCAGGGCGAGGCAGGCCTGCTCCAGCGGGCGGGGAAGCCCCGCCGCGACGGCCATCGCCGCCGTGTCCCGCAGCTTGCGGACGGGGATTTCCGGAAAGCCGGCGGGAACCATCTTCTCGCGCCAGATGAGCCAGTCGAACATGGCGTTGTGCGCCTCGATGGTCTCGGCGTCCTCCACCAGGGCGGCCAGCTCCTCGTCGCCCATCGGCGCCAGCCCGTCCATCCTCATGGCCATGAGGTATTCGGGGCCCCGGAAACGCTCCGGAACCCACAGCAGGGGCGCCTCCCCGCGCGGCTTGACCGCCAGGCAGAGGGGCTCCGTCGTGGGGTGCTCGGCGTACTTGAAGGCGCCCCCGTGCACGAGGTCGAAGGCGCTTCTGGTCTCGAAGTCTATGGTGATGGAACCGGACATGGAACCGAAAGGCGATTAAAACATTAAAACTAGATTTCGTCGAGGCCTGCGGGGTCGAAGGCCAGCGCCTCGTCCTCGACGGGCTTGAACTGGGAGCGGATGGCCTCGGCGCTCTGGCCGCCGATGGCCTCTCCGTCGCGGACCAGCTGGACGCCGTTCAGGCGGAAGCCGATGCCCCGGTTCCCCGCCTTGTCGTAGACGAAGGGGCACACCGAAGCCTTGCAGTAGCATCCGGAGTAGATGGCGTTCTTGTCGGCCAGGTTGCGGGTGCTGCGGTCCATCACCACGGGCTGCCGCCTGGTCTTGGCGCGGACGAAGATCTTCCCCTGCATGAAGTCGCCCCAGTCGGCGGCCTTCTCGCTCCCGTCGCGGAAGGGCGAGCGGAGGCCCTGCGGCGCACCCTTCGGCCACTTGTCGGCCAGGGCCTTGCGGGCGGCCTCCTTCAGGGCCTTGATCTGCTCGGCGTTGTCGAACACCATGACCAGGGAGTAGTCGCCCTCGCCCTCCTCGCCCTCGAACTTGGAGGGCTCGAACACGTGGGGGTACAGGCAGAGGAAGGTCTCGGTCATCACATCGTAGTAGGCGTTTGGCATTTCTCGTTTTTCCTTTCTGGGTTGTTGGGTTGGTCTTGGGTTGGTCCTTACTTGTCCACTGGCGCGAACTGCGCCCTCACCTCGGCGTCCCGCGCCGCCGTCAGGGCGAGGCGGGGGTCGTCGTCGCCGACGACAATCGTCTTCGACTTGGCCTCCCTGGTCACGACGCCGGCCAGGCAGCCTTCGATCTCCTTCTTTTTCAGCCCTCGCGCCTTCAGCATCTTCTCGGCCACGGCGGGCGACACGAGCGAGCGGACGTAGCGGTCGGGCCCGAGGACTGCCAAGGCCTCGGCGGCCTCCGCCTCGTCCCTCCACTTGCGGTTGCCGAGGCTCTTCTCCTCGGCCAGTTTTCGCCCGGGGATCTCGACGCCCTCCTGGAGAAGGCGCAGCTCCTCGGCCTGGACGGCCTTCAGCCAGGCGGCGAAGTCCTGGCTGCCGAAGAACGCCGACAGGAAGCCGACCTCCGCCGGCTTCAGCCTCTCGACCGCGGGCAGCCTCGGGCACTCGCCGTCCCCGTCGTAGCTGTCCATCCGCTCCAGCGCGAGGTCGCGCTTGGCGGGGCAGACGGCCAGCGCGGGGCAGAACTGGCACCACTCGCCCGCGTTGCAGGGCGCGTCGGCGTCCAATGTCCGGAGGGCGGCGGGCCTCAGCACCCTCTCCGCCCAGTCGTACAGCTCGTCCACGCCGACCTCCCAGGAGTCCACCGCCTGGTTCTTGAAGGCGGAGTTTGGCTGGACGATGGTGATGCGCACCGTCTCGGCGGCGGTCGGGTTGTCCGCTCCGAGCGCCCCCAGCGCGTAGTACATGCACTGCGGGTTCCGCTCGGCGCGGACGGGCTTCTGGCCGTTCTTGTAGTCGTAGATGAAGAGCGTGCCGCAGGGGGCGGCGGGGAGGATGGCGGCGTCGTTCCGCCCGAACATCCCCTCGTGCACCCACGACAGGTCGAATGGCTGCTCGACGGAGAGCGTCCCGCCCTCCCGCTCCAGGTCGCCGAGCACGGTGTCCACGTAGACCTTGGCCGCCGTGGCCATCTCCTCGGTGACCTCCGTCGTCCCCGCCTCGTGGGCTATCGTCTCGCCGACGCGGGAGAAGGGGTCGTGGTCGCGGGAGGTCAGGCAAAGCTCGCACAGGGCGTGCGCCGCCGTCCCCGCCACCGCGAACTCGCTGGAGGTGGACGGCATCCCCTCCGACAGGCGGCAGGACGCGGGGCACGCCATCCAGCGGTAGGCGCTCGAGGCGCCCAGGGGCGAATGCTGCTTGGGGTCTCCCATCTCACTTCACCTCCACGGCCTTCCTGAAGCTGGCCAGGACGTCCCCGTAGGCCTCGGCGGGGATCTCCTTCAAAAGCGTGCACCCATAGCGCATGAAGATGGCCTTCAGGTCCTCCTTCTGCTTCGGCGTGAAGGTCGGCCCGCCCACGATGGCGGCCAGAGCCTGGCGCATCCCCGGCAGGTCCGTCGGCACCGCAGGGGCCTCCGCCTTCTCCGGCTCCGCCACCGGCTGGGGCTTCTCGGCGGCCTGCTCGGGCTTCGGCTCCTCGGCCTTCGTCTCGGCCTTCACCTCGTGGACGTGCGCCACCAGCGGGGCGACGGAGCGGGATTCGGCCAGCGCCCTCGCCCCCTTCTCCGTCAGCGAGACGACCGTCTCCGCCGCCGCCAATTCGGCCAACATGTCCATCGTCCGCGCGACCGCCTGCCTGATGAGGCGCAGTTCCTCTCTGATCTCGTTCATTTCCTGCATTGTGACTACTCCTTTATTTGTGCGGCTGTTCCTGCCCCCGACTCTCGGGGGCGGCCAGCGCCGCGTTTCTCTCATTCTCAAGGGCGTCTAGGACGCCCTGCTTCCGGACCAGGGCGCGCGCCACGCGGGCGTCGATGCCCTCCGCCACCAGATGGATGACGCGCACCGCGTCACGCTGGCCGAGGCGATGGCAGCGGTCCTCGGCCTGCGTCATGTTGCCGGGCACCCAGTCCAGCTCGGCGAAGACGACCGTCCTGGCGGCGGTCAGCGTCAGCCCCGTCCCCGCGGCCTGGATCTGACCGCAGAAGACGCGCGCCCCGCCTTCCTGGAAACCCCTGACGGCGGCGTCCTTCGCCCCGTCGCTCATCCCGCCGTAGAGCAGGACGGCGTCGGGAAGCTCCTCGGCCAGCCTCTCCAGGACCTCGCGGTGCCAGGCGAAGACCACGGCCTTCTCCTCCTCCTCCAGGACGACGTCCCTGAGGTAGGAGACCACGGCGGGCAGCTTGGCCAGGCCGTCCTCCAGGCGGATCCTCGCCAGCTCCGTCAGCAGGGCGGGGGGCATCGGCGCGAAGGCCTGCTCCCCCGACCACTTCTCCCAGGTCTCCAGGGCTTCCCTCATTCCTGTGGACACCGTCCTCCGCGCCCCGCTGACGGACAGCTCCACGACCTGCCTCGTCTTCGGAGGCAGTTCGGTCAGCACCTCCGCCTTCGTGCGCCTTATCATGACGGGGGCGAGCAGGGCGGCGAGGCCCTCGAGATCGCTGGCTCCGGAGAAGTCCCACACCGTCCGCGCCCCGCCCTTGGCGTACACCCTGCGGAGATGTCCGTCGCAGAAGCGGCGACCGTAGTCCACGCGGGACCCGGCCAGGCCGAGAAAGTGGAGAGTCGGCCACAGGTCCATCGGCCTGTTCACGACAGGAGTCCCCGTCAGGAACAGCCTCCGCGCGGCTCGGACCTGGAAGGCGGCCTTGGTCCTGGCGGCGGCGGGGTTCTTCAGGTAGTGCGACTCGTCGAAGACGACGGCCTCGACGGGCGCCAGTTTCCTGGCGTCCCTGACGAGTTCCTCGTAGGACCTGACCTCCCAGCCGAGGGCGGGCTCCCAGCCGTCCCACCACTGCGCCGCCTCCCTGCGCCAGTTCAGCCGGAGGGACGCGGGGCACACGACCAGGACGCCAAGGGCATCGATGGCCTTAAGCCAGGACAGCGCCGTCGCCGTCTTGCCCAGCCCGGGCTCGTCGGCCAGCAGCCAGTCGGCCCTTTCCGGCTCGCCCAGCATCCGCTCCAGCGCGGCCCTCTGGTAGTCGCGGAGCTCAGGCATCGCACACCTTCCTGTAGATGACGTTCCCGCCGGCGCAGGGGAGCTCGAAGCAGCCGGGCGCGTCGGGGGCATTGAATACGCAGCCCTCGCACACCATGGCGTCTTCCTCCGGCTCGGCGGCCTCGATGACGAAGGGGTCGCCGTCTGCCGGATGGTACATTATCTGCGCCCCTGGGCGGACGCCTCCAACCTCGTAGAAGTCCAGCATCACTTTTTCCTCCGTTCCTTGAACCATTCCGCGATGTCCGCGATTCTGCCCACGCACCAGATCGCCAGCGGCGCGCTGAAGACCATGTACACCGGCAGTATCCAGCTCCCGTCCTTCATCTCGTTCCTCTCCTGTTTCGGGTTTCTTGTCGCAAACGGAAAATCGGGCAACGGAAATAAGTTATCACCGGTGTTCTCTTTTGTCAAGCGAAAAATTTATAATTTATTGAAATTTTTTCGATGCGGGCATAAAAAAGCCCCGCCGTCGGGGGCGGGGCGCCGTCCGGCCAGGGGCGTCATGGGGCTTCATGGACAGGGGCGGGGGCGTCATGGGCAGGTTCCATGGGGCTTCATGGGCAGGGGCGGGGGCAATATGCCACCGCCAGGGAGGGCGCGGCTCCGTCCGCGCCGTCAGGCCCGTGGAGAAACAAGCCCTTGCCAGGGAGGGCCGAGCGTCTGCCCGGCCATTTCGCCATAAGGGAATACAAAACCCCCCGCAGTTTGAGCATCGGCTTTCGCCGGGAGGCTTGCGGGGGTGTGCTGTTAGAAAGCCAAGCTTGAGTCTTCAAAAGCCCGCAGGCAGGAAATATCCGAGAATGCAATCGGGGTTGCAAGGAGAATGTCAAGGATTTGCCTGGAATTGTCCAGTTCATTCATCGGTGAAACGAACACAAGTGCCAGCTCAGCGAGACGAAGATTAAACTCTCGTATGACCGATTGAAACAATTCGGCTGGCTAGGATAATCCACCAGTGGAACTGCGTGTTATAGTTCCAGTTATTGTTGTGCTTCTTTGAAATCAATAAACCTAAGAAAAGCGTTGCACAACTGTGATGCAAGGGTGGTTTTAGTTGATTTCGGCATATCTTTCTTTCGATATATATTTCCGTGATAGCGATTATCGTCCAATGGACGTCTGCCATAATCAAGAAGTTTCTGATGTCTGGAAACGCATTTTTGCAATTCCTCGGTGGAAAGTACAAAACATCCGATAAATTGTCTTTGCGGTTTCCCCTTTCTTGTCGTCATTTTAAGGCGCAACTCTTCTTCTGCCCCTTCGTCATCCATCCAATTTATGGATGATTCCTCAAAGCCTTCCATATCCATGGCTCCGTCCCAGTGTTCCCATGCACAATATGGCATCACGTTATTTTCGGAATCGAACAAGTTTTCGCCGGACGGTGCTCCTTTTAAGAATATTTCTGGATAGTCGCTTTCAGACATAAGGCAGTAGCAAATAGTAAGATTTTGATATTCCTTCAAGCAACGTGTTTTCTGTGAGATTGGCGCTTTCCGACTTCTGTTCCCCTTCTCCGCCGCAAGTCGCGCACCAGAAAGAATCCTTCCAAGAGGCAGCAAGGTCAAATATGGCGTTGGCTTTTCTGGTCGCCCAATTAACGATGAGGTCTCCGTCGGCATCCTGAACCATAGACAACATGGGGAGACGTCTTCTAATCTCTGATGGAACTTTTAGAAGAAACTGCTTAAAGACCGCAAGAAAACTGTCCAGTTTATCCTTGAGGGCGATGTTGTTGACTTTTCCCGCGTCAATTCTGGATGTGATTCTGTTGATGTCCTGTTCCTCATCAATGCGTAGAACAGAAGAACTGGAAGACTCGTACCTGGACTCATTGGAAAAAGGCTGGTCTTCGGATTCCTGTAGCATGACACTCGATGTCCCCATTATATCCAAGGAGAAAATAGAGGAAACGGGAGCGGCGCAACTTGTAACTTGTTCTTCAATCATAGTCTTCTACCCCCATTGCATTGCGAAGTTTCTGCTTGATGGCAAACTCGAAAATATTTCTAGACTGGGTATGGAGGAACTCAAGTCGTTGGGGAGAGTCGTCCTTTGCAGTATTCTCCTCTATGCTGCAATCATAGTCGAGAACTATCCCGCAAATTTTCTTGTCATCGGTTCCGCGCAAGGAAGCCATTTTTATGACGGCCTTGGCATTGTGTTCCCCTAGGGAAACCTCGTTGATGCTTTGGAAGCCAATGGCCTGCATATTGCCAATGCTTGCAAGACCCAAAAAAACAGGATTGATGAGATCCTTCCATTCCATGTCTTTTTTCCGAAGATTCAATTTTTCCATTAGAAACTTGTCGATGTATCGCAATCCAATCCTGGTATAATACGAAATGCCGTATATGCTCTCCAGAGAGGACTTCGCCAGCATGAAGACTTCTTTGAACTCCTCCCACTTAACATATTTAGAGAAGGTGACAGTCAGCGATTTCATCGTCAGTTCTATGGTCTTCTTTTCTTTAGGATTTTTAAAAATATAGACCTTGTTTGTGATAGGACTTTGTATCTGCCAGGAGGGAATTGGATTCTGAACGTCACCACGGATGTTCACCTGTTGCTGCACTATCTGGGTAACGTTGTAATCCGGGCAGATTCCTGCCACCTGTTTCTGAAAAGCAGTTGGAAGGCTTGCCTCGATTTCCAGTAGTGGTGAAAAACGGAACTGGACGATTACATTGTCAAGAGGGTTCCTCTTGTAGAAATATCTTTGACCTTCTTTGAACATCGCATCGTCTCCAGTGGTGACAGGACTTGTTAAGCAAGATTAATATAACACAGCGCAGGGGGATTGCAAATTGCGCGTTCCCTTGGACAGCACCGCGCATGAGAGAGAAAAAATCTCCTTCATGGCGCATGAATCCTGGAATTTTCCGGAAAACTACCCATCCGGCGGCCTGTTTCCCGCGCTCGAATAGCTTGCCGTATACTTAGTCTCGACGTACTTGATCAGAGTGAACTTCTCGAACGGAAAGACCTTCGGGCATCTCATATAGCCCGTGGCATAGCAAGGGCTGCTGTCCTTGTAAATCGTGCAGGGCCTGAACCTTTCGCATTGCCGCGCCGGACCAAAAGGCGTTCCGTACATGCCCGGCAGACCAGGCAGCGCATATCCGGCTGCTGCCTTGTCTTCCCCGGGCCTAGTGCGCTTCTTGTCTTTCGCTCTCCTCTCCATGTCCTTGCTCATTTTGGCTTCCGGCTAGGCTTTCGCGTTGCGGCCACTGGCGCACGATGAGGCCGCCTGACAACTTAATGAGAAGGAGGACCTGAGTTTTGCTATCCGTCGAAAATCCACATGGCGGTCTCTGGCAAGCCGAGCGGCCACGATTCCCGGGTGGATGCCTTCCGAGTCCGCCAATTTGCGTATGCTCCCGTATGAAAAATCACCTGTGGAGACAAACTGGCTGTAGCGTGATGTTGGCAGAAGCGTTTCCCTTGCAAAGTCATCGGCCTCCGCTTCCAATTCACGCATCTGCTCGGGCGCCTCATCCAGACTGACTATGACCGTCCTGTATTTACGCTGAAGGACATGCTTTATTTCGTGGAACAGTGTAAACCAGAACGAATCCTCGGTTTTCATGCGGTCATTGATGGCCAGAAGGACTTTCCGATTGCCGCTGAACCATTTGACCACGCCGTTTATCTTGGAGTTCCTAAGCTGCGGAAGCGGAACGAAGGCCACGCCGCATTCGTTGAAGATCTTCGTCAGTCTTGTCAGCGACCCGTATACACCGTAAAGCGAAAGCCCTCTGATTTCCCGGATGCTTGATTCCAGTTTTTCCGCGTCAAAGGGCGCGTCAACGGATGCCTCGGCGGCTTTTTTCCAGGCGAAATAAAGCCAGGCTCTGGCGCAGATGTCATTGACCTCGTTTCTTTTGGGCGTCGAGGCCCTGAAGCTGCACCCGTTCAGCTCGTTCTTCAGAGTCTCAAGCGAGGCGATGCCGAAAAGGCTGCAAAGATACGCTATTCTGTCTCTGGCGTCCTTGATGGCCTTGTGCCCCGTCAGTTTGAGAAAGTACCCTAAATCCAAGGACGCAAGAACTTCTTTCTGTCTGTCCAGATCGATTTCCGCCTTAATTTCAAGTATCCTGCTGTCGTAGACGGCCTGGAGGTTCATCCACACTTCGGACTCCAGCCCCGTCATTGCCGACAGCTTGCCCGCGAGTTCCGGGGTTATCCGGCATTTCCGATTAAGGAGTTCGCTGACGCATTTACCGCTCACGCCCATTCGAAAGGCAAATTCCTCCTGGGTTATGCCCATGTCGCGTATGACCTCCTGGACATATTCGCCTGGATGGCAGGCCCGCTTGTGCTTGTACTCGATGATGTCAGTCATAGTGGTTTGTAACTCCTGTAATCTTTACGACCTTGATGACGGCGGCCCGGGCCATGATGTCGCCGCCAATCAGTTCGACTTCATCCTCATCGCATGGTATGAGAATTGCCCTGTATCCGCTTGTCGCGCCAAGCCGGATGCTCCATTCGCCAGTCGGTTTCCTTCGATTCTTTAACTTCCCGGACAGTCGCTCGAGATGCAGGGGCTTGTATTCGGCCAGGGATTTGAACGAAACGGCGGCTCGAAGGAAGTCATTAACCAAATGCAGCCCACGTATTGCGTCAGCCGGGTATCTCCACAAAGACGCGTATTCGTCGCTGAACTGCCTCTCGATTTTTCGGCTTTTGTAGATTACTTTCAGCATTATTTTTACCGTTTTGGTAATTTTCAATACTATAAGACCCGAAATGAAGGCTGTCAAGCATGGCCGACGTCTTTTTTTACCCCTCCAGCAGCCCGAAGACGCGCCAGACCTCCGCCTCCGGCTCGCGGCCCAGCCGCGAAACCAGGGAGCGGCACGCCAGCGACATCCCAGAGTCCGTTATCCGGCCCTTCCCGTAGCACTCCAGCGCCGACGGCACCAGCTCCCGCAGGCGGTCGGCGGTGTACAGCCGACCCACCAGGGAACCCGCCGACGCCGCCCCCCAGATCAGCGCGAACCGCTCCTGGCTCCCCGCCTTCAGACCAGACAGCTCCGGCATCCCCGCCGGGGCCGACGGCGCGTTGCTCAGTACACGGCCTGTCCGCAGCAGCTCGTCGGGCTCGATCTCGAAGAAACGACAGGCTGCATCTATATAAAACATGTTCCAGTTCCTACGCTTACCAATTAATGCGGAGACATTACTTGCAAAAGTTTCAAACCCTCGAGCCAACTCCTTTTGTTTAACCCCTCTTATGCGTGCTAAAAAATCTACTGCTTCAGAAGCGTAAATCTCGCCTTTAGTGAAAGGCTTTAATCTGTCTGTCATATTAGTATCTCCTTAATGAATTGTGAAAACGGAACTAAAAAATCTTATAAAATATAATTTTTCGCGAAAATTTCGCTTGACTAAACTGAACCCCGGGGTTATCTTAAATATTATCACCCGTGTTCTTTTTTTACAAAAACCACCAACCGAGGAGCCAGCCATGCCACAAGTCACCAGGGAACAGCTGTCAGGAATCCGCCCGATGCGGAAGTTCCAGCATCCGAGGGGCCTGCCGAAGGCCATCGCGGAGAGGACGGGGATAGCCCAGTCCACCGTCAGCAACATCATCAACGGGAAGCAGAGGCCGTCCATCGACCAGGCCGTCAAGCTGGAGAGGGTTCTCTACAACCTGGGCATCCAGATCGGCTTCGTCACGATGACCAGGCACTACGAGTACGGCAAGGTCTGGGACACCTGGCAGGGCGGGCAGGACCTCTCCAGGCTCGCCGTCCGCGGGAAGATGAGGCCCCGGGGCGGGAAGGCCAAGGGCGGGAGGAAGTAGCCGTGTCCGCCCTGGAGCAGATAAGGGGCTGGCTGGCCCTCGGCTGGCCGGTGTTCCCCGTCAGGGAGGACAAGACGCCCCGCATCAGGGACTGGGAGCATGCCGCCAGGGGGAAAAACGAAAGGGGGCCGATGCTCCCGTGAATGGAGGACTGAGAGATGAGCGTGTACGCATACTTGAGAGTTTCCACCGACAGCCAGGACGTCAACACACAGAAGATAGGCATCGAGGAGTTCTGCGCCGCAAAGGACTGGCAGATAGCCGAATGGATAATGGACGAGGGCGTCTCGGGCGCAAAGGAACCGTCCAAGCGCAAGCTGGGCGGGCTGCTGAAGAAATGCCAGAGAGGCGACGCCATCGTCTTTTCCGAGATAAGCCGCATTGGGCGCAAGCTCGTCATGATACTGGATGTCATCAAGTCCTGCGGCGAGAAGGGCGTCAAGATCTACACCGTCAAGGACCGCTATGTGCTGGAGGACACCATCCAGTCGAAGGTCCTCGTCACGGTGATGGGACTGGCCGCCGAGATAGAGCGAGACCTCCTGAGACAGCGCACGAAGGAGGGACTTGCACGCGCCAGATTGGCAGGCAAGACAATAGGCCGCCCGCGCGGCGTAGGCAACACCCATCACAAACTGGATGGAAAGGCCGAATACATTGCAGGGCAACTGGCGGCCAAAGTGCCGCTTGGCAAGATTGCGCGTTCACTGCGGGTGCATCCAATAACAATCGTTCGCTGGAGAAGAAAATGCGGAATTTAATGAGGCAGCTTGTTAATGATTTTGAGACCGAGCTCCCAAAAATGGGCGACGCGAATACAATCACCCTTTACATCGAGTTCCTAAACCACATCATGGGCGCCCTCTTGCACAGAGAACAGTGGCAGTGTGAATCCGTCTGGTTCAGGCTTTACGTCAGATGTCTGAGATTCATGAGGGAGACCCAATGCGAATGCTTCGCCACATTGTGGGAGATGCTTGCAGCCAACGAGCGACTGGGACAGTTCTTCACGCCTGATGAAGTTTGCTCTACAATGGCGCATATCATACTGGCCAATGCGGATTGGGACAGTTTTACCATGACGCATCCGCTTGTCATCGGTGAACCTACGGCTGGCGGCGGAAAAACGCTTCTTGGGGTTCTTCGTCAGGTGCCGGACGGCTGCCTGCACAAGGTCCAGTTCCATGCCACGGAACTGGACAGGAACGTAGCCATTTGCTGTGCGCTCAACATGTTGCACTTCAACGCAAATTCCTACGTCATACAGGGGGACGCCATTGCCCTGAAGCCCGCCATCGTGTACCATACGATTCACGACGCATGGAAAGGCGGCGAAATCGAAGCCATTGAAGACGAGGCTCGAATGCAGTTCATAATGACAATGGCTTTGTCCGGAAATCTTCAAAAAGGGTGAATGACATGACCTCTCTGGAGCAGATCAGGGGCTGGCTGGCCCTGGGCTGGCCGGTGTTCCCCGTCAGGGAGGACAAGACGCCCCGCATCAGGGACTGGGAGCGCGCCGCCACCACCGACGAGGCCACAGTGGCCGAATGGCTGCGCCGCTGGCCGGACACCGGCTTCGGCGTCGCCCTCGGGCGCGCGGGGCTCGTCGTCGTCGACACGGACGTCAACAAGCGCCTGAGGGACGGCACGCCCGTCAGCGGGGCCGACTCCCTCCGCGCCCTGGAGGCGGAGGCCGGCGCGTCCCTCCCGCCCACCTTCACCGTGGAGACCCCATCCGGGGGCCGCCACTACTACTTCCGCGCGGCGGGCCTCGGCAGCAGGAACGCCCTGCGCCCCGCCCTGGACGTCAAGAGCGGCGGGGGCTACGTCGTCCTGCCCGGCTCCCGCTTCCCCAGGGGCACCTACCGCGTCGTCAGCGGCGACGTGAAGATCGCCCCGCTCCCCCAGTGGTTCCGCGACGGCTACGGGCGTCCATACCGCGTCCGCTCCCGCGCCTCCGGCGCACCGCCCGAGATAGTCCCCGACACCGAGGCCAAATTGGCCAGGGCCGCCGAGCTCATCGAGGGCTGGCCATACGCCGAGGAGGGCGAGAGGAACACGTCACTCTACCAGTTGGCGCGCGAACTGTGCCGGATTGGCATATCCCGCGACCGCGCCATGGACCTGATCGCCGAGGGCGGGACGCCCGCCGACACCCTCCCTCCCGCCGAGGCCGCCCGCACCGTCGCCTCCGCCTACGCCGACCTGTCCGACTTCGGCTGCAACGGCGAGGAGCACGACGCCAGAATCTTCGCCCAGATGGCCGCCGCCGCCCAGGATGACCTCGGCTTCGGCGACAATTCCGACGGCCCCGCCTGGAGCCCCGTCGGAGGCAGTTTCGCCTCCTTCATCGGGCGCGAGCCGCCGCCGGTCAGCTGGCTGGTCGCCGGCCTGATGCCCTACGCCCTCCAGCCAATAATGGTCTGCGGGGCTCCCGGAACCGCCAAGTCTTTGCTCGGCGCCCAATTGTGCCGGGAGGTCTCCCTGGGGCGCAACTTCCTCGGGCGCGCCACCCGCCAGTGTCGAGCCCTCTACGTCACCTTCGAGGACAGCCGGGACGACCTGTTCCGCCGGGCCGCCGCCGCCACCTCCCGCATCAACCCCGAGCGCGACCTCGACAACGAGGCCCTCTGGCTCTACCTCGGCGGGGAGCCCGACTTCGCCTTCATGGCGCGCTCCCGCGCCACGGGGCGCATCGTCGAGGGCCCCGGCTTCCGCAAATTGGCCGACTACGTCATGGCCATGCGCGTCCACCTCGTCGTCATGGACCACCTGTCGAGGTTCTTCACGGACAACGAGAACGACCGCGCCGCCGTCAACGCCTTCGGCGGCATCCTCACCCGCTTCTGCGAGGAGGCCCACTGCATGGTCGTCATGCTCGCCCACACCAACAAGGGGGGGATGGAGTACTCCGGCGCCTCCGCCAACGCGGGCATCTACCGCCAGGTCTTCCTCCTCTCCCGCGACGCGGCGGGCGTCTACTCCCTCAAGTGCCTCAAGTCCAACTCCACCGCCACCGGCGAGGCCGTGGACTTCGCCTTTGACGACTGGTACTGCCAGCCTCTCACGCCCGAGGAGGCCGCCGAGGTCCGCGCCGCCGACTCCGCCGCCCGCTCCCAGGCGAAGGACGCCGACCGCGCCGAAAGGCAGGCCGCCGCCGACGAGGCGCTGGCCAGAATGCGCTCCGCCATGGAGCCGGGCGAGCGCTACACCGCCGACGACCTCATGGTGCTTGCGGGCTTCGAGGGCTCCCGCCCCGCCTTCTGCAAGGTCCTCGCCCAGTATGCCAAGCATACCGGCGAGATCGTGCAGAAAAAAGACCGAGAAGGAAATCGTTACTACTCTTTAGTCTGACGGCACCTCCTGACGGCAGTATCCCCCCTTATGCGGGGGGTATGCTGGCATAAGGAGGGGTACTTAAAAGGATGACAAAACAATGACGGCAGATATGACGGCAGGACGCATTTATTATTTATAATAATAACCCTTCCTGCCGTCACTGAAAAATGTTAGATAAAAATTCCAATCCAAGCCCCGTCGAAAGGCGGGCCAATCCAAACCCCAAAAAACAGGAGAGAGCAAATGGTCAAAATCACGGAAAACGAAAATTTGAATGGCGATGAGAAGCCCAAGAGCGGCCTGGATATCCTGCTCGACAACCTTGTCTTCGCCGAGATGTGCAAGGCCGCCCGGGAAACTGAAGAAGACAGGAAAAGCCTCACGGACTTTATCCGCATGAAATGCAAGGCCTTCGACAATGGACTGCTGGAAATCCTGGATAACATCAGGACCGATTTCCTCCGGAAGCTGGATCCGATAGCGGCCGATAATCTGGCGTTTAAGAAAACGATGGAACGCATTGGCGTGGGCACTGCCGCGTCCGCCCTGGCCTCGGCGAGCTGCTTCGCCCGCCAGCTGCTCTACGACGCCTCAGCCGACGAGCAGGTCGAGGAGGCCAAGGTCTTCGACAAGTGGCTGGCCGACCATGGCATCGACGTGCCCAGGCGCGTCATAGACATGGGGACCGGACGGGAGGAGGGAAAGGATGCCTAAGGGGCCTATCCAGATGGGCAGGCACTTCCGCCGCCCGCAGAGGGAGCCCGTCCGCTCCATCGTCACCCTCCTGGCGGACGACGGCCTGAAGCCCGGCGACCTCGTCACCGTCGCCAACGCCGCGGGCGTCACCAGGACGGGGACCCTGGCCGCCCACCATTCCTGGAAGGGCGACGAGGCCCCCGTCCTGGCCTCCCTCATCCTCGCCGACGGGCGCGAGGCCGTCTTCGCCATGGACGCCAGATGGAGGAAAGCCGAGGAGGGCGCCGCCCCCGACCTGGCCGACTTCGACGAGGACCCCGAAACCGTCGCCGCCGGAGGCGCCCGCTCGCCCTCGATGGCCGAGTGCCGGGAGTGCCCGCCCGGGCTGGAGATCGCCGTCGCCTCCGGCGCCCTCGACCTCGGCGGGGAGGACGGCGGAGGCTGCCGGGGCTTCCTGAAGTTCCGCTCCTTCGCCGCCCAGGACAGGCGGCGCGCACGGGAGCGGCGCAAGCGTGAAATGCTGGAATTTGCTAAACCTGGAGAAAACGAGATGGGAACAGAACATGGAGAGGCGCAGGCTCCGTCCTGCGCAAGAAAGAAGCATGGAGAGGCGCAGGCTCCGTCCTGCGCAGAAAAGAAGGAGGGGCTTGTGTCCCTCGCGCAGTACGGCCTGGCCAGGGGAGGCAAGGAGCTGTCCATGAAGAACCTGGTCGCCTGGGCGGTGCGGCGGGGCCTGGAGAGGCCGATGCCCGTCGCCGTCGGCAAGATGGGAAACCCCGCGAATCCCCCCAGGACCCAATGGTACCGCCCCGCCGACCTGGACGCCTTCCTCGACAGGGTGGACGCGTTCCGCGCCCGCAACCCCAGGGCCATGCGCCAGGCGGGCCTGTCGTTCTGGAGGCGGGGCAAGCCCGCCGAGGCCGCCGAGGCACCCGCTCTCCCGTCGCCGCAGGCCGCCGTGAGCCCGGCCATCGGGCGCGAGGACTTCCTCGCCGCCTGGCATCGGCTCGGACAGGCTTTGGTCACGCTGCTGGAGGGCCTCAGATGACATACACGAAACTCGACTTCGACGCGTCCCGCGTCTCCGACGACATCCGCCGCCTTAACCCCGCCGTCTTCGGCCAGGCCAAAGGCAAGCCGGCGCCGCGCTGCGCGCAGGTCCAGGTGCAGATGCAGGAGCCTGGCCAGCCGCCGCGCCTCTCCCTGCTCAACCGCACCGAGCGCCGCTTCTACGACAGCCTGTCCCCCGACGAACGCGCCCGCACGGTCATCCTGCCGACGCGCCACTTCCCCCTGGCGGGCGGGGGCACGTACACCCCCGACTTCATGGTCTATGCGAACGAAGCCATCTTCGTCTACGAGATAAAGGGTGGCTATAAGGGCCCGGGGGCCGAGCAGGGGCACGAGCGCTACGCCCGTGCCGCCGCCCAGTGGTCCTCCAACATCGTGCGCTTCAGCAAGTGCACCTGGGACCGCAAGTCGGGGATATGGCGCGAGGAGAAGTGGAGATGAGCAGAATATTCCCCAGCGTCCTGATGCTCCTGGACGTCTGCGCCGCCCTGGCCTACGTCCCCTCCGCCGACTGGCGGCGCGTCGTCTACTGGCTCGCCGCCGCCGTCATCACCGCATCCGTCACATTCTGAAGGCTGATCCGGGAGATTCGACCCATGATTCACAACGCGTCCGATTGTCATTCCGCTAGCCGAGCCATAGAGGCCGCGGGCGTGGGTTACCGAGCGGGGCTGCAGGGCGGGACGCGGGCCGGCAGGCCGACTTGAGCGCGCTCAGCCACCTCCTAGGGCTGGCTCCTCGTCCCAGCCCACAAATAACCCACAGGCGAGGCCCTCTCAGGGCAAAAAAACATCAAAAAAGATGTAAAATTTACTTGAAATGTGTTGTTTTTGATGTATATTATATCTGTTGACCAAAAAAGAGGATGCCAAAATGAACTACAATGAACTCGTGAAACTGATGAAAAAGGCAGGTTGGTACCTGGACAGGAACGCCAAAGGCAGTCATCGCCTGTGGAGACATCCTGACCGTCCTTATCAGATAACCATTCCAGAACATGGAAGCAAGGAGCTTCATGCGGGACTGGTCAAGTACATCAGGAAGCGGGCGGGGATCTAAAGACATAATGGAGGGGGCGAAAGCCCCCCAAACAAAGGAGAGAAAATGGAAAAGCGAATGTTTTTTATGTTTGTGCACGGGAATAACAAGCAGGGATTCTGGTGCGAGTTTCCGGATTTGCCTGGATGCGCGACCGATGGCGACGATCTGGAAGACCTGATGAAAAACGCAGTCGACGCGCTTGAAAGTTGGCTGGAGGGGACTGTGGAACATGGCGAGACCATACCGGAGGCCTCCGACGCCGACTCTCTAAAGGCGTTGGCTGACGCCTGCGACGAGCCGGTGGCCTTCATAGTTCCAGTGACCGGTTATTTGCCGGATACGCCAACGCGCATCAACATCACCAGCACCGTCTCGAAGATTGCGGAGATCACCGCGTTCGCCAAGCGTGTCAAGCGCACTCGCTCGGAATTAATGGTTAGCGCCACGCTTGACTATATCCGCGCCAACGCCTGACACAAGCTGTCGAACAAGGCACCGCAGGGCCCCCTAGGGGGCCCTTTTTTTATGCCCAGATATTCTCTGAAGTAGGTACTGTCTTGTCAATCGGCGCCGCAGGGGTCGCCCACCCGGCCCGGGCCGTCTGACTTAGAGGGGTCTAAAACTTTTTTGACATTTTTTCGGCTTAAAGTGATAATTTTTATGCCGATTTTTATTAGAAAGTTTGCTTTTATTCACTTTATAAGGTATATTTTAGATTCCTAAATGTTTATATCGGATTATCCAGATGACGAAGAGGCAGAAAAACGAAAGTCTGGCGTCCATAGCGTCGCTCATAGGGTGCAGCAGGCCCTCCATCGAGCAGCTGAAGGGCAAGTTCCCGGAGGATTTCCCGCGCCGGAGGGGGCGCGGCTACCGCGTGCGGGAGGTGGTGGACTTCCTGATCGCGCACGCTCCCTCGGGCATGGGCGTCCACCGCGCCGCCCTGGCCTATCGGGCGCAGCTGGAGATCGAAGGGCAGCAGGCCGCCGGGCCGGAGGGGGACGCCCTGCCGACGCGCGTGGCCAAGGTGTCCGCGCCCTCCGAGCCGCTTCCGCCGCTTCCGCCGTCTCCGCAGGAGAGCATCCGCTTCAGCGGCTCCCCAGAGGCCCCGCTGCCCGATGACGAGAGCGCCTTCGGCGAGATCCTGAGGCAGTTCAGGGCCGCCATCGTCGAGACAGCCGGGTTCTACCGGACGGCAGTGGCCGACCAGAACACGAGCGCGGCGGCTTTCTTTCTGGCGCAGTGGAACAAGACCTTCGACACGCTGCGGAGGGCGGAGTCCAGCGTCCTGGACATAGATCTGCAGAGGGGCCGCCAGATCCAGCGTGACGAGGCCGTCGCACTGGTCGTGGCGATGGTGGCCAATGTCAGGAGCAAGCTGCTGGCGCTTCCGGCGAAACTGTCGCACGAGTTGTCCGGGCGGACGCCGGGGCAGGTCGCCAAGATACTGGACGAGGAGATAAGGGATGCCCTTGAATGTCTCTCGGAAGACCCTTTCGGCGCTTCTTGAGCCCGTCCGGGCGGCGCTGAGGCCCCCTCCCCGCCAGAGTCTGTGGGAGTGGGCGGAGTCGAACATAGTCCTGACGCCGAAGACGGGCACCTTCGCGCCGGGCAGGTACAGGACGCGGCACACGCCGCACGTCCGCGGCGTGATGGAGGCGTTCCAGGATCCTGACGTGAGGGAGGTGGTGCTGGCGTTCTCGGCGCAGTCGGGCAAGACGCTGACGGAGACGATCTGCGCGGCCTGGACCATTGCCAACGACCCCGGCAACTCGCTGTTCGTGATGCCCTCGGAGCAGATGGCCAAGAGCTTCTCGGCGACGCGGCTGCAGCGCGTCATCGAGGACACGTCGGATGTTAGTCTGCACCGCGTCCCCGGGCGCGGAAAGTTCAATCTGCTGGAGATGGAGTTCGACAACTGCGTCTTCGCCCTGGCCGGCGCTGGGTCCGCGTCCAACCTGGCCTCGCGTCCGATTCGCTACGTCTACCTCGACGAGCTCGACAAATATCCCCCCGCCCTGGGAGACGAGGGGAGCCCCGCGACTCTGGCGCTGGAGCGCACGAAGACCTTCTCCAACTACAAGGCCTTCGAGACCAGCACGGTGACCACGGAACTGGGCCCCGTCTGGCTCGCCCTGCTCTCCTCGGAGAGGCACGAGTGGTTCTGCCCCTGCCCCGAGTGCGGCTTCGAGTTCATCGTCGACTGGGCGCGGATGACCTTCCCGAAGGACGGGACGGACGACGAGAGGGCGGAGGCCTGCCGCGTCGTGTGCCCCTCGTGCGGCGCGGCCATCACCGAGGCCTCGCGCCGCGCCTTCGTGACCTCGGGGCGGTGGGTGAAGACGTCGGAGGGCCCCTCCTCCCGCCAGGGCTTCCGGATCTCCGAGCTGGCCAGCGGCATAGGCCGCCCCTGGCCCGTCCTTGTCAGGATGTTCATCAAGGCGGCGCGGGCGGCGAAGACGGGCTACACGGAGGACCTGAAGACCTTCGTCTGCTCGGTGCTGGCGGAGCCCTGGAAGGATGACTCCGACACCATGCGGGGCGCGGAGGGCTTCTACCAGTACCGCGACGGCTACGCGAGGGGCGTGGTCCCCTCCTACATGCCCGTCACCGGCCTCACTATGGGCGTGGACACGCAGGACAACGGGTTCTACTACGTGGTTCGGGCCTGGGGCGGCGGGGAAGCGCTGGAGTCCTGGCTGATCGACCACGGCTTCACCGAGGACTTCGCAGTCCTGGAGAGCGTCCTGACCGCCGAGTGGAGGTGCGAGGACGGCACGACGAGGAGGATAGAGGGCGCCTTCATCGACTCCCAGGGCCACCGGACGGCGGACGTGTATCGCTTCTGCAGGGCGCACCGCCTGCAGCGCATCGTCCCGACCAAGGGCGAGCGCCAGTTGTCGGGGGGCTCGCAGTACACCTACAAGACCATCGACCGCGACGCGCGGGGACGGGTCGTGGCTGGCGGCCTCCAGCTGTGCCACGTCAACACGACGCTCTTCAAGAACTGGCTGGACGGCAAGCTGCGCCTCGGGCAGGACGACCCCGGCGCCTGGCACGTCCATGACGACATAGACAACGACTACTGCCTCCAGATGGCCTCGGAGTTCCGCACGGCGGAGGGCTTCTGGAAGCAGCGGGGGAGCAACACCCCCAACCACTACTGGGACTGCGAGGTTCTGGCCCTGGCGAGGGCCGCGAGCCTCCGCTTCGACCGCGCCAAGGCGGGTGCCAGGCGCGGGAGCAGACCGGCGGCGACCGCCGGCGAATCGAGATGGTGACGCGAAGGAGACACGAGCCATGACCATGAGCCCGAAGAGGAAGGCCGAACTTCAGAGCAAAGGCGAACTGCCCCCGCAGCCGACGAAGGCCGAGACGCCCGTCATAGGCGTCCAGGCCGTCGCGGCGAGGCTGGAGCGCAGCATGCGCACCGTAAGCAACTGGAAGGTCGTCTATGACGACTTCCCGGTGTCCACGGAGGAGTACACGGGGATCTGGACAAGCAGCGAGGAGGCCTTGGACCGCTGGAAGGCGCTGCACGCGGATTTGTATGTCAGCCACAAGCAGAAGCTGGCGGAATCACGCGAAAGGAGGCCCCCTTTGCGTCGCTGGTGAGCACGATCTGCAATCTTTTGCAGATGATTTGAAGCGTACAAATTTCAGATTAGATTTATCAGCATGAACACTAACTCCGACAATCTCCGGGCTCTTCGCGAGGCTTTGGCCAAAGGCGTTTACGAGGTGACGATAGGCAGCCAGACTGTCAAGTACAAGTCATCCGCCGACCTGATGACCGCCATTCGCTACTACGAGGGCCTGGTGGCCAACGAGAAGGGGTACGCGGGCAGGACGGTCCAGGCCGTGGCCGGAAGGAGGTTCCTGTGAGCATCCTTCGCCGTCTCTCCTGCGCCTTCAAGGCCTTTGGCCGCGCCTACGCGGGCGCTAGGCTCACGCCCTCCCAGGCGAACTACTGGAACGGCGGAGGCTCGCCCAACAGCGAGATCCGCGCGTCCCGTGACCGCACGGCGGCGAGAATCCGGCAGCTGGTGAGGGACATGCCCTGGCTTGACCAGAGCTTCGACGCCTCCGTGGCCTACAAGGTGGGCGAGGGCTTCAACTTCAAGCCCGCAGTGACAGATGGCAGCGGGAAGATGCTGGGCGCGGAGAACCGGCGCATCAAGGACGCCTTCCTCTGGTGGTGCGAGCACGCCGAGGCCAACCGGCGTGACCACTTCGGTGACGTCCAGCGGCTGGTGGTGCGCCAGATGCTGGAATGCGGGGAGGCCTTCGTCGTTCACCGCTACATCGACGGCCAGTATCGCCTCCAGGTCTACGAGCCGGAATGCATCGACTCTAGCGTCAGCGCCGAGGACATCGACCAGGGCATTCGCTTCGACAGGGACACCAACGCCTTCAAGGGCTACTTCTTCCGCTCCCTGGAATCCTCTCCCCAGGCCGCCGTGGCGGAGGCCCGGGAGATACCGGCGGAGATCGTCATCCACCTGTACCGGGCGCTGAGGCCCTGGCAGAGGCGCGGCATATCCCCGCTAGTCCAGGTCTCGCTTTTGGCCGCCGATCTGGACCAGTATCTGTCCAATGAGATCTCCGCCCAGCAGATGGCCAGCCGCTACCTGGCCTTCGTCACCCGCCAGGACGGCGACGTCGGGGGCGATGAGCAGGGCGAGGAGTATCTAGACAACCTGACCATCCGCTATCTGGGGAACGGCGAGAGCATCCAGTTCGCGCCCGGGGCCACGCGCCCCGTGGCGGGGCTGGAGTCCTTCCAGGACACCTTCCTCCGCATCCTGTCCACCATTCTCAAGGTGCCTTTCCACGTCATCACCGGCAAATACACTGCGCTGAACTACAACACCCTCCGCGAGATCCGCAACAACGGCGTCCACATTCTCAAGCCCGAATGGACCTACCTGACCAGACACTTCCTGCAGCCCGTGTACGACCGCTGGCTTGATTTCGCGGTGGCATCCGGCGAGCTGAGCCTGAAGGGCTACTGGTCTCCGGGCGGCAAGATGCACTGGCGCAAGTGCTTCTTCATGCCCCCGGGCATCGAGAGCGTTGACGTGCTGCGCGACATCAAGGGCATTTTGGCGGGGCGCGACGCGGGCATCATCGACCCGCAGGACTGGATTATGGGACAGGGCGAGGATCCGGATGAGGTCATCAGCGGCCTCTCCGAGTTCTTCGCCAAGCTGAAGGCCGCCGGCCTCGACCGGCAGACCGGGCTTGTGCCGGAATCGGACACCAAGCTGGGACAGGCTCCCAGCGAACTATAAGGAGACGCGAATGGAACTTGCCGAATTTAAGAGGCTGGCCAAGGAGGCGCTGGGCGTGAGCCTTCGCGCGGGCAGCCTGGAGGAAGCCGTCCGGGAGATGTCCGGATTCCGGAAGGATGACGGCGGTGTGGCCGTGACCCGCCCTCTGGCGAGCGCGCCCGCCACGCTGGACGATGGCACCCGCACCGTCGAGTGCGTCATCGCCTCCGAGGCACCGTATGTGCGCTACGACTGGAACGACGACTGCTTCTACGAGGAGATCCTGGTTGTCCGCGGCGCCCGCCTGGGCGAGATTCGCGGAGGCTCTCTCCCTCTGCTGGATTCGCACGACTACTGGGCGGGGACCAAGGCGCTGCTTGGCTCCACGCGGGACATCCGCGTCGAGGGGAGCACGCTGGTTGGCCTGCGTCAGTTCTCCACGGTCCCTGAGGCGGAGAGGGTCTTCACGCTGATTCGCGAGGGGCATCTTCCGACGCAGAGCATCGGATACCGGATCTTCGGTCAGGTGGCCCTGGAGCCCGGCGCGGAAGGCGAGGTTCTAGGCGAGACGGTGAGGAACGGCTCCGCGCTGAGGCAGGTGTACGTCACGGACTGGCTACCCGTCGAGGACAGCGTGGTTGTCTTCCCCGCGGATCCGTCCTGCGGCGTCAGAAGTCGTGAGAATGTGAAAAAGGATTTTGAAACCCCTAACAAAGAAGGAACCAAGAGCATGGAAAACGAAGATCAGAAGAAGACTCCCCAGATCGACGTGAACGCCGAGCGTGAGGCCGCAACCAAGGCCGAGCGCCGCCGCGTCGGCGAAATCAGCGGTCTCTGCCGCAGCTTCGGCCTTGACGCAGAGCCATACATCGAGAGCGGCGCCACCATCGAGGAGGTCCGCAAGGCCGTGCTTGACGAGCTCGCCAAGCGCGACGCCGCCCAGGCGCCCAAGGGCGTGGTGGGCAAGGTCACTGTTGTCCGCGAGGCCGTCGAGAAAGTCTCAGACGCCATCCGCGACGGCCTCGTGATGGGCGCCGGCATGTCTGTCGCCAAGCCCGCCGAGGGTGCCGAGGACTTCTGCGGCGCGAAGGTCAGCCAGGTCTGCCGCGCGCTGCTCGAAAGCCGCGGCGAGAAGGTCGGCTACGCCGAGAGCACTGCCTCCCTGGTCACGCGCGCCATCGCCACCGGCGACCTTCCCAAGGTCCTGGGCGGCACCGGCGAGAAGCTGCTGCTCAAGTCCTTCGACGAGGCCGACGAGCCCTACAGCCTCTGGGTTGACGCCTCCGGCATCCTGCCCAACTGGCGCGAAGTCCCCGCCGAGCGCCTGACCGGACGCGTCGATCTGCTTGAGGTCCAGGAGGGTCAGGAGTCCGAGTACGCCTACTTCGGCGAGACCGAGGACAAGGTGAAGCTCGGCGAATTTGCCCGCAAGATCGCCCTGACCAACCGCGCCGTCGACAACGACGACTTCGGCCAGTTCCTGCGCAGGATCAAGGACGCCGGCGCCGCCGCCCGCCGCCTGGAGGCCAGCATGTCCTACGACATCCTGGTCAACAACCCCACCATGGGCGACGGCGTGGCCCTGTTCCACGCCAGCCACGGCAATCTCGCCACCGCCGCCGGCGCGCCTTCCGAGGCCACCGTGCAGGCTGCCGTCGTGGCCATGGCCACCCAGAAGGACGTGGACGGCAAGACCCCCGTCGTCATCCACCCCTCCTACATCGTGGCTCCCATGGCCATCAGCATGGTCATCGAGAAGCTGCTGAACACCAATGTCTGGGACGACGCCAACGCCGGCGCCAGCCGCAAGAACACCCTTTACGGAGCCCTCCAGCCCGTCTATGACGCGCGCCTGGACGCCGCCTTCGCCTCCGCGGGCACCTGGCCCTGGTTCGTCATCGGCCCGAAGGGCTGGGGCGTCAAGCTCTACAAGCTCGCCGGGCAGACCTCTCCCCGCATCACGCGCGACGAGGATCACGACACCCGCAGCGTGAAGTTTAACATCAGCTACGCTCTTGTCGCCCACGCCGAATCCTGGCAGGGCATGTACAAGAACGCCGGCGCCAGCAAGTAATCAACAGAAGGAGACCCAGCCATGCAGAATAAGGTCAGCGACGGCCGCACCGCCGTCATCACCGCTCCGGCCGCCGTCAAGGCGGGCAACATCGTCATCGTCGGCGGACGCCTCGGCGTCGCCATCAACGACATCGCCAACGGCGCCAAGGGCCTTCTGGACATGACCGGCGGCGTCTACATCCTCACCGGCACCGCCGCCCTGTCGGCGTCCACCGTCGGCGCCACCGTCTACACGGCGAGCACCAACACCGTCATCGACGGCAACGCCGTCAGCCTGGAGGGCGGCACCGGCACCCGCGCCATCGGCCAGCTTGAGCGTCCCACCGACGGCACCGCGACCAGCATCTACATTCGCGTCAAGAGCGAACTGTAATCCTGTCCGGCGTCACCGAGCCGCCGGGCGGGCCAGGAGGGTTCTCCAGGTTCGCCCGGCGCATCGGTCACACGGGACACAGGGAGCGCACATGAGACAGCACATCGACATAGACGCCGACAGGCTTGACTTCTGCGGGGCCTCGGGCGGACCCCTTCCGAGGGGGTCCGCGCCCGTCGTCTTGCATTACGGAGAGAGTCTGGATTGGGAGGTCGCCCTCTGGCGCGGGGGATCCGCGCTGCCCGTGGCCGACGAGCCCGGCGTCCTCTGGGAACTCGCCATCGATGTCGACAAGACCTTCGACGACGAGCCTATGGTGGGCCCCGTCAACGCCACCGTCGAGAACGGCAAACTGGTCTTCTCCTTCTCCTGCAATACGGAGAAGTTCCTGGCGGCCGTCAACGGCAGGACCGGCAACGTCCTGGTCTACGCGCAGATCGCCCGCCGCGCCGACGAGGTAACCGAGTACTATCTGCTCGCCCCCGCCCAGGCCGCCGGCTGCGTCTACGACGGCGACGCCGAGGCCTCCGAGCACATCCCGCATTACTACACCAAGCCTGAGGTGGACAGCCGGCTGGCGCGCAAACTGGAGCAGGTTACCGTCAACGGCATAACCGCTTCGGTAGAAGACAACCGCGCAGAGGTCAATATCCGCATCGACCTTGATGACTATACCGCCTTCTCGGTGTACGCAAACTCCTCCGCCATCCAGCCAGGAACTCACGCTGTGCTCGGCACCGTCACCGAGAGCATACCGGCGCAGATGACCTGCAAGTTCCTTCTCAGGAGCGAGGTCCCCAACGCGCAGTCTGATGTGTATGTGGACTGGGGCGACGGAAGCAAGACCACAATAGCCACCGGCACCCTGGACTGGACGCAGACCGACTCCGACGGCGAGGTCGTCAATGTCGTGGCTCACACCTACGCGGTCGAAGGCAAGTACAACGTCACCATATACGGGCATGACTACTTCCATGTCGCGCATCACCTGGGGGCGGCCACCCAGAACGCCAACTACAAGAACGACAGCCTGCCATACAACAAGGAATGCAATCTGCTGTGCGACATCGGAGGACTGCGCATAGCGTCCTGCGTGACCAACCTGTCCTCGTTCGCCAGATGTGCCCAGCGTTTGGTCAACGCCAAGGTTGACCAGAACAGCAACCTCTTCGGCAACGTGGTCAACGTCTCCGGCATGTTCCTTTCTTGCCACAACATGCTGACATTCTCTGGAATCGGCAGTAGAAAAACCACAATCTACTCCTGTTCGAACGTGTTCCGTGACTGCCGCAACATGACGTCCTGCGACTTTGTCCTGCCGACGGTCGGGGGTAGGACAAACTACTGTGAGGGCGCGTTCTACAACTGCCAGAAGCTCGCGGCCAACGTCAGTTCGCTGATACCGGCAACTGGCTTCTCCATGGACGCAATGGACTTCTCCGCCGTGTTCTACATGTGCTCTAGCCTAACCGGGCAGATACCTGCCGATCTGCTATGGGGCAGCGACATAAAGTGGGGGAACACCTCCAACGCCTTCGCAGGCTCGTCATTGCGTGCCACTGCACTATACAAGTGGGGGGGCAGAATGGGCGTCAGTGACGGGGATGACCCGGACATCATCAACGGAATGCTGCTCAATCTTCCACTCATCGACGATCTGTTCGACCAGAGCGCATCCGATGTCCGCGTATATCCCGTGCAGTACAACAATTCTCCTGCCATGACCACATACAAGGGCAGAAAGTGCGCCTACTTCAACAGTAACGCGCTGATCGCTGTTCCTGCTCCCAACGGCGGTGACCTGGACTTCTCCGGCATCGACAAGGACTTCTCGGTGTGCTTCTGGGTGGCCAAGGTCCATGGGTCGCAGTGGGAGTGCGTGGTGTCTAAGCGCATCGGCGGAGCTTCCGCCGACTGGTATCTTGGCTGCAACTACAACGAGCTGGACTTCTACAACGGCAGCGTGTCCAAGCCAGGCGTCACCCTTGGAGTCGGTGAGTGGACCTTCGTGTGCTACGTGTTCGACAAGAACGGCGACAGCGGCAGCGGCTATGTGTATCTGAACGGAGAGGACGTGTCACACATCATCGGGTCTGGCCTGACCTGGAACACCCTCACCGCCCAGCAGATAACCATTGGAGGCTATTTGTCGGTCGACTACGACATCGCAAGGGAGGGCAACATCAACGAGGGCCTGACCGGCTATCTGTCGGACGTCCGCATCTACAACCGCGTGCTGTCAGTGGCGGAGATGCAGAGCATAATGCGCCACACAGCGCGTTGGCCCAAGCAAGACAAACTCATCGCCGGTAACAACATCCGGATGGAGGGGAGCACCATCTCCACGGCTGAATCGGTGTCCTTCGGTACATCCTTGGCGGAGGTCTACAGAAGTTCCGTGACTGTCATCCCCCCGTCCACTTCCGCCCACGCTTTCAGCGTGGAGGGGGTCTACAAGCACTCTCCGGAGAACACCCCCACTTACACCATGCCAGCAGTTACCGATGACTCTGCCACGCATCTCATCGATCTGACGGTGACCTTCTCGGCTAACGTTCTGTCCTGTTCCTTTCTGACGGCAGGCGGCGCTGCGATCACGCCTAGGGACATCGTGGGCACCGTGTCTGCCGGCACAAAGGTTCATTTCCTTTGCGAGTGGTGCGGCGAGTGGGTCATCTATCCACTGATAGCAGTTCCATAGGAGGAAATATGACCAGACAAGACTTCTTGAAGGCATACTACTCCAGGATGGGAGGACAAGCCATCGACCATGTGATAACCTACAGCGCGCCCGAGAAATTGACGCTGTATACCGATGAGGACGTGGTGACGCATGACTTCGCGGATGGCGTTGGGACGCTTGGCGTCTTAGGAGACATTATGCGTCAATGGTTCCGCAGCTGCAAGACCGTGACCTCTGTGCAGATTCCAGAAGGCTATACGGAAGTCGCCGATTTTGCTTTTGCGGCCTGTTCCCAGCTTAGCGAGATCTCTCTGCCTTCGAGCATCACGGAAATTGGAAATAACGCCTTCATTAATTGCCAATACTTGACCTTGCAATCGTTGCCGCCTAATCTTACTAAGGTTGGCGATTACGCATTTTACGCCTGCCAGAGGATGCCGCTCCAGTCCCTGCCGGCTAGCATTACGAGCATCGGTAACTACGGATTCTATAACTGCCAGCAAATCACACTTACTGAATTGCCGCCAGGCCTGACAATCATAAGTAGCTACGCATTCCAAAGATGTAGCAATCTACGTCTAACCTCTTTGCCTGAAAGGTTGACGACCATTAACAATTCAGGCTTCTATAATTGCTCCAAACTTGCGTTGACCTCATTGCCGGAGAGTCTAACGCAGATTTATGCCTCCGCTTTTTATAACTGCTCTAACCTCGCGTTAACCGCACTCCCTGCGGGACTGCAAAACCTTTTTCAAGCCACAACCGCTTTTTACAAATGCAATAGCCTGGGACCGGTCTTTACATTCAAAGGTACGCCTAGCAGGATTGCATCCAACATGTTTAGCAAGGTCACTTCCATAACTCAACTCCGAGTACCTTGGAGTTCCGGGGCGGTGGCGGGCGCGCCCTGGGGACTCCCGTCCTCCACAACCATTACCTACAATTACGCTTCATAGGAGTGATAAATGAGACAGTACGCGAAGACCGTTGAGCAGGCGCTCCAATACCCCACGGAGGCGGAGTTTCCAGGCGTGTTTAACTGGAGAGACAACGACCCTGCATTGCGCCGCGCCAAATACCTCCCTCTTGTCTGCGACCACCAGCCGCCGGAGGGCTATACCACTACCCCCACCGATTGGGTGACCGTACCCCAGTCGAAGACGCGCGTGGAGAAGCGTGAAGTGGTCATCCCGATATATGACGAAGGCGACCCGACGAGGCAAATAGGCGAGCGCCGCGAATGGCAGGATGTCGAGATTACCATCGACACCTCCTACATCCGCGTTGTCGCGTGGAGGGACGATCCCGTTCCCGAGCCGGAGCCGCCCGACACGACCGAGCGTGACGCCGCCGAGCGCGTCATCGTCGCCGCCATTCTCGCCCTGGCGAGAAAATATGACGCCGTTGAGGATCTTCTCGCTCTTGAGGACCTTACCATCCCAGCGCTCCAGGCCCTCGCCTCCGAGAAATCGGTGACGCTGGCCGACTGGGCCGAACTAATCAGCACCATCACACCAATGAAATGGCAGTTGGAGGCCGTCGAGGGGGGCACCTGGGCGGACTGCTGGCTGGGGCTGAAGGAACGCTTCCCTGGTTATCTGGAGGAGTTGATCAATCAGTGATTCTTCATCGCGCCGGCCGGCCTGGTCCAAAACAAGTCCACTCCAGGCGCCAGGTCTGCCGGCGCGGCCAATTAAATAAGGAGACCTCGAATGTCCAGAGACTTGCGCTTCGCCTTCCTAGTTCTCATTCTGCTGATCCTTAGCGTCGGTTGCAGCCACTCCCCGTTTTTTCTGACCGGAGGCACGAAAGTCTCTGCCGGAATCCCAGAATACGGAGAACTGGCCTATCTCAACGGCATCGGCATCGCCGACGTCAGCCGCGAGAGCACAGAAGTTGAGATCGAGATTGACGAGAAGGTCGGTCTGACCATCGACAAGGAGACCAACGCCGTCAAGGGCATCAAGAAAATCACCCGTCGCATCGGGCGGCAGATAACCGGCTACCTCGTTGACCTGGCTAAGGTCTGCCCCGAGGCTGCAGTCGCGTGGTGCAAGGGCGGGGACGCCAGGCAAGGAGAATGACCATGACCGTATCCCTGTCAATGGAGGCGCTGGTCTCGCTGCTGGTTGCCCTGGTCACCGGTGTGATCTGGCTGCACAAGGAATTGGCGCGTATCAATGAGAAACTCGAGAGGCTGGTGACGCACGACCTCTGCGCCGAGAGGCGCGACAGGTGTCCCTGCGTCATCCAGATGCACGCTTTGGAGAAGACGCTGGAGGCGAACAATGGCGCATATCACGAATGAGGGGCTTGACGAGGTGCGGAGCCTCGTCGACTATGCGGTCGGGCACGGGCTTGAGGGCGCGGAGTTGCTCACGCGCCGCAGTCTGGAGGAGATCGCCTCCGTCTACAACGGCATCGGCCCTGACAGTTGGCCCTCGTGGCTGCGCTCGGTGGCCGACTGCGTGTTCGCGGAGTTCCGCGCGGCGGCGCTCATACACGACTGCCAGTTCGCGTGGCTGAAGGACCGGAGCCGAGCGGGCTTCAATCTCGCCAACTCCGTGCTTCGCCGCAACCTTCTCAGGATCTCCGACATAGAGCACGGCTGGTACAGTCCTCTGCGCTACCGCCGCCGCCGCCAGGGCCGCCGCATCGCGGACGCCTGCTGCGCCTTCGGCTGGCCGGCCTGGCTGGCCGCCGGGGAGAGCCTGACCGCCGACGAGGAGCTCGCCGAGATGAGGGACGGGGAATGATCGATCTGACCGCCGACACCTTCATCCCCGAACTGGTGACCCCCTGCGTCTACGCGGGGCTTCCCTCCGTCTACGGCTGCGTCATGCTCCGCAACTACGAGCACGGGCGTCCCGACGTCTCCGGCGAGTTCTCGCCGGAGAGCCGTTCTGGCAGCGCCAACCACGCACTGATCTGCATGAGGATGGCCGACCCCGTCTTCGAGGGGCGCGAGCCCGCCGTCGGCGACTCGCTCTCGGCGGACGGCTCCGACTGGCGCGTCCGCATCGTCAGGAAGGGCCAGGGAGGCGCTTACGAGCTCCTCTGCGAGGAGAGCGGCTCCCGCGCCGTCAACTGGGAGCGCAGCGAGCCCTCCAGCCATCTGAGGAGATAGCCATGGACGCACTGACCTACAGCCGCATAACCGAGACCGCGATGAACGCGCTGAGGAGCGACGAGGCGCTTCGCGGCTGGTGCCTGGAATGCTTCGGGCGCGCCCCGATGGTCCTGAACGACGTGGACCCCATGCAGCCGCCCGAGGAGAGGGAATGCCCCCTCGTCGCGGTGATGAGCGTCGGCGGCGGCGCGGGGCAGGAGCGCGGAAGTTTCCGGCGCGGGCTCCTTGTCCGCTGCGCGGTCTACGACCCCGGGATCACCGAGGAGAAGGACGCCGGCGGGAACACCGTCTGGCGCGACTACCGCGGCGCCCGGCGCGTGACCGACATGCTGGAGAACTACGTGTACCCGTGCCTCCGGCGGGCCTTCAACGCCCTGAACTATCCTCTGTCTACCGAGGACGAGGAGCTGGAGCCCTCGAATCTGGGCCTGTTCCAGGTGCGCGCGGGCATCAGCGTCATTTTCGACACGGCCATCGGCGAGGAGAGGCCGTACCTCTAGAGTTTTCCGTATCACCATCAACAGCAAGAAGGAAGCACAAGCATGAAGACCTTTCAGCAATCGCGTGGCAGCAACGTCGACTTCGCCCTGGGCTTCGAGAGCGATTTCGGCTCCGTGGCGACCAGCGGCAACCTGGTGAAGTTCAACTCCCTGGGCCTGACCTCCAGCCGGGAGCTCAACAAGTCCGGCACCATCCAGCCCGGGCGCTCGCCCATCGAGCCATTCCAGGGCAACGGCACCGTCGAAGGCAACAGCGTCCTGCCGCTGGACATCAACCAGCTCGGAGTCTTCCTGAAGGCCGCCTTCGGCGCGCCGACCACCACTCAGGTCAGCGCGGGCACGACCGCGAGCGTCACAAGAATCGAAGGCGGCACCGGCTACACCGCGCCCCGCTTCTACTGCTCCAATCCGACCGACTTCAGCGTTGGAGACAAGGTGCGCGTCGCGGGCTCCGTCAGCTACAACGGCGTCCACGCTGTCACGGAGATCCAGTCCAGCGTTGGATACGTCGTCCTAGACGCCGAGAGCGTGGAGGACAGCAGCACCACCGGCGTGACGATGACCGTTGTCGGCACAGCAGCCTACAGCCATGTCTTCCGAATCGGCGACAGTCAGCCCTCCTGCACCATCGAGAAGGTCTTTCGCGACATCGCGGAGAAGGAGACCTACCTAGGCTGCAAGGTGTCCTCCATTCGCATCGGCGCGGACGCCAGCGGCCAGGAGAACACCGTGGAGTTCGGCTGGGTGGGCTGCAAGCCTCAGACGAATACCGCCCCCCTCGCCATCACCGCCGTCTCCGGCTCCGGCTCCTCCGTCACCTTCACCACCTCGGCCAACCACGGCTTCGCCGTCGGTGACGAGGTGCTGATCGCCGGCTTCGGCAGCGCCTACGACGGACGCCATGCCGTCACCGCCAAGACCGACGACACCTTCACCGTGGTCGCGACCTATGCCGCGACCTCCATCACCGTCGGCCAGGAGCCTGGCGTCATAAAGGTCAACATCAAGGCACCAACCCCCATCGCGCTCCGCCGCCTGGGCACCTTCTCCGCCGGCCTCAAGAAGGACGGCGTGACCTACCGCACGGCCAAGGAGTTCACCATCAACTTCGACATGGGACTCGACACCGACCAGCGCTGCATCGGCGACGAGGGCTACGTCTCCAGCCTGCCGGAAGGCACCGTCGGCATCAGCGTCGACTTCACCTGCCTCTTCAACTCCGGCGACCTGTACCGCAAGGCCCAGGCCAACGACACTATCGGCTGGGCCATCAAGTACGTCATCCCCGGAACCCCCTACTACCTGGAGATCAGCCTGCCCGAGTGCAAGGTCCAGGAGGCCGGCGTCCCCGTCGAGACCGCCATGGGCATCAGCCAGACGGCCAATGTCCAGGCCTTCTGCTCCACCGCGGACGAGGGCGGCTCCGCCGCCTTCGTGACCCTCGTCAACGAGCGGCCTTCCATCTGATCGCAACCAGGCCCGGCGGCCCCGAGCCGTCCGGGCCGTTTCTCACAAGGAGACAAGAGCATGCCTATTGCCCCAAGCACCAGATCAATCGAGACCACCCAGGGCGAGATCGTCATCCGCGCCCTGAGGATGAAGGAGGTCCTGCGGATCCAGGAGGCGACCCGCCGCTCGTCCCGCGAGGGCGCGACGGACGCCGACCGCGCGAAGGCCGAGGAGGCCGTCAACGCCGTCTTCGCCGGCGCCATCGTCAAGGGCGCGAAGAAGGTGGACGAGCTGGAGGCGTGGGAGTACACCTCCCTCGTCGAGGCCATCAAGGACCTGTCCTTCGGCTCCCGCGAAAAAAACTGATCGCGGTCAGGCGGTCCCTGGAATCCTCCGCGCATGTGGAGGCGCGGCGGGCTTGCCGCGAGGGGTGGGGCGTCGACTGCGGAACCTGCCTGCAGGCAGGGGAATGCGAGCACGCGCCGCTGGGGCCGCCTGACGAGGACACGGCCAGGACTTGGCGGATCTGGTGCCTCTGCCGGACGCAGATGCGCTACAGTTTCGGCGGCGTCGCCGGACTGGACTACCCGGCGGTGATGAAGACGGCGGAAATCTACGGGGTCGAGTTGAACTCGTATGACATGGACGGCCTCCGCATCCTGGAGGCTGACATGCTGGCCGAGCAGGCCGAGGAGCGCGAGAGGGACGAGGCCGAGAGGAAGGCCAAGGCGAGGACGCGATAATGGGCAGAACATACCAGGTCAAGGATCCGGGCGGCAAGGTGATCTCCATACACGGGGATCTGGGCGGCTTCCTGTCGCGGTGGGCGACGATGTTCCCCCGCTACGTCAACCGCGTCCTCCGGCACGCGGCCTACAAGACGCAGATGCGCATGAAGGCCGAGCTTCTCGCCGCCGTCCCCGGAGGGGAGCGGATCCCCGACATAACCTGGGTGCAGCGCGTCCGCGCCCTGGACTACTACCGCAAGTACAACAAGCCCGGGCGCCTGACCGCGACGGGGCTGGCCTACAACATGAACGGAGGCGAGTGGCCCATAGGCGGCAAGTTGGCCCAGGCCATCGGCTACGAGATGCGCAACATGGCCATAGAGGGCAAGGGCGAGGCGCACGTCGGCTGGCTGTCCTGGTCAGCCGCGGCGCTGGGGCGCGTGTTCCAGGAGGAGACGCGCACGCCGGTCACCCCGACGCTCCGCAGGCTGTACGCGGCGGCCGGCATCCCCCTCAAGCCGACGAAGACCGTCATCGTCAAGCCCGCGAGGCCCATAGTCGAACCCTTCTACAGGAACCGCAGGGGATGGATAGCCAAGGTCATGGAGACGCGGTTCCGCCGCTACATCGAGGCCGACGCCGCCTTCGCGGCGAAGCGCTTCGCGACCCGTGTGATCTAGAGGAGACCCGTCATGCCGGCAAGCCAAAACATGCAGACCAAGGTGATCCTGTCCGCGGAGGACAGGGGCCTCTCCAGCCTCTTCAGGAGACTGGGCGGGGAGACGGACGCGTTCATAAGCAAGTTCCAGCAGCTCGGAACCGTGCTGGCGGGAGCCATGTCTACCTTTGGCACAGGCTTCTCCGTCCGTCAGGCGCTGAAGTGGGCCGACGAGTTCGAGCAGAGCATATTCTCCATCGCCGTCACCCTCTCCGACACGGTGAAGGGCGCAGACATGTCAAAGGTGTTCGACCAGAATGCCCGTCACGCCGAAGCCATGTTCCGCGTCCTCCAGAGGGAGGCCGGGCGCTCCATCGCCACCGTCGCTGAACTGCGCAGGGCCTACCAGGTCTTCGCGGCCACCGGGCTGGCGCTGGCCCCCACGGAGAAGAGCGCGTCCTCGCTCTCCGCCCTAGTGTCGCGCATCAGGCTGGCCACCATCGGCCAGGATCCGAATCTGCAGATAGCCCAGGAGATGCGCGGGCTGCTGGAGGGCCGGAACCGCGCGGACTCGGTGCTCTCCCGCATTTTCATAATGAGAGATCCCAATTATCAGGCAACAGTCAAGGATCTTGTCAGAAAAGGCAGCGGTCAGGAGGTCATCGACTATTTGTCAGGCCTCATCTCGGACATAGATCTCTCCGGAAAGGTAGGCCGTCTGCTGTCCGTCTCGCTGTCCCAGGTTCAGGATTCCGTCCGGATGTGGGCCATTGACGCCTTCCGCCCCCTGAAGGACGGCGTGGTGGATGCGCTCGGCGCCGTCAACGAGGTCCTCAACGACCCCGAGTCGCCGCTGATGAAGGGCCTTGAGAGGGCCACGGCGACCATCCAGAGCATGTTCCAGGCGCTGGTCAGGTGGGGCGGGAAGTTCATGAACTCGGGCCTCGGGCGCTATGTCGCCGAGTTCGGGCCGCAGATCGTCGCCCTGACCGCAGGAGTCACCGCCCTCTCCACCGCTCTTGCGGCGCTCAAGTTCGCCGGCGGCGCCCTGATGACAATACCAGGGATGGCCCTGGCGGGCTATGCTGGCTACCAGGCCATCAGCTCCCGCGCCAACTCTGGACCCGGCAGCAACGGGGACATCCTCTCCCTGAAGGAGGGGAGGTACGACTGGCAGAACGGAATCAAGGTGGCCTGCGAGAGCGTCGTGGACGCGATGGGCTTCCTGAAGGCAGCCTACACCGAATCATACGAGAGCGGTGCCGTCGGCGCCGTGGGGGGCATCCTGCTGGGCGCGGTCCAGACCGCGGGCGGCACGCTGCTGACGGGCCTGACAGCCATCCTGGGGCCCGGCGTGGCCAAGCTTCTGGAGTTCGGGGCGACCGCACTGGCCAAGGTCTCCGAGTGGGGCAGCCTCCTGACGAACGCCATCGACTGGCTCGTCTCGGAGGTCCTGAAGATCTTCACCCTGCTCAGGGAGGCCCCGGACCTGTTCTTCGACTGGCTCGCCACGGAGCTGCATTCGCTCTTCGCGGACATCCTAGGCTTCCTTGACCGCATGGCCAAGGACGTCAGCGCCCGCCTGGCCTATTTCGCGGACGAGGCCGTGCTCGCCATCACGAGGGCGCTGGGCGGTCTGCCCATCGTCGGCTCCAGGCTTCAGACGGCCTCGGACAACATCTGGGCGAGAAGGAGCGCCGAGAGGGGTCTCTCGGAAGACAATTCATGGACGGGCAGCTTGCATAGGGCGGCGATGGACGAGGCGGAGCGTAGACGCGCCGCGCTCGATGCCAGCCTGGCCGAGTTCCGCGCCCTCGGCGACAGCCTCTCCGAGGGCATGGAGGCAGCCCGCGTCGATCCAAAGATACAGAGCCTCCTCGACAAGGCCAGGGACTACTCGGCGTCCTTCGACGGGGAGAGCGTCATCGGCAACCTCATCGAGGTGGGGCGCGAGAGCGCGGACGCGGGGTTCCAGCTGCTCCGGGAGAGCTGGAGCGACTACCTTGCCGCCTTCCGCTCGCCCGCGCACCTGGAGAGCGACAGGACCGAGCCAATCCGCAGGTCCGCGAAGAGGGACGGGGAAGGCTCCGCCGAGGCCATAACCAGGGCCTCCACCGCCGGCGACGAGGACGTGGAGGCGCGCGTCTCCACCGCCAAATCGCTGGTCGAGTACCTGCGCGAGCAGGCCACGCTCAGCAGGGGCGTCTCCGAGTACCGCGCGGACGCCTTGTCCGTGGACGTCCGCCTTGAGGAGCTGGCCGCCAGACGCGTCACGCTGGAGCAGGAGATAGCCGACCTCCAGAAGGACCAGTCTGGCTTCAGCGACCGCCTCCCCGACGCGCAGAGGGGCGTGGCCGACGCCCTGGACAGGCAGGTGGCCGCCCTGCTGCGCAAGCAGGAGATATACAGCGTCATCGAGGGGCTTGAGCAGAAGGGCCTCGGCGTCGGCGCGGGGTTCCTCTCCGGCATGGTGAAGTACGCCGGCGACGGCGTGACCGCCATGAAGGGCGCGGAGGAAGTCATCAACGGCATCGCCGAGGGGCTGGAGACCACCTTCTCCGACCTCTTCCTCGACGCCCTGCGGGGCGACCTCGACTCCTTCGCCGACTACTTCGCCCAGTGGGGCAACCTCATCCTCCAGACCTTCGCCCAGGTGGTCGCCCAGATGCTGGTCAAATGGGCGGTCCTCAAGATGGTGACGGGCGTCGTCTCGATGTTCGCGGCGCCCTCCGTCCCCGCGGGAAGCTACACGGGGGACGTCAACATAAGCCCCTCGGTGGCCGCCATGGCGGCGAACGGCGCAGTCTGGAAAGGCGGTTTCACGCCCTTCGCTGACGGCGGCGTGGTCAGCGGGCCCACCCTCGGCCTGGTCGGCGAGGGACGCTACAACGAGGCTGTCGTTCCGCTGCCGGACGGACGGCGCATACCCGTGGACCTGCGCGGCGGCGCGCCGAGCGTGACCGTCAACGTCAACGACAGCACCGGGCTGGACATCCGCAAGACCGTCAACGCCCGCCAGGACGAGGACGGGCAGACCATCATCGACATCATCCTGGACGCCGCCCAGCGCAACCGCGGGGGCTTCGGCACCAGGCTGCGCGGAGCCCTGGGCATGGGCCCCGCATAGGAGACAAGCCATGAGCGAGATCTACTTCCCCAGCATCGGCGCGCAGGCCTACGCGGGAGCGCAGGCCGTTCCGAACGCGGTGGCCAACCCCGACTTCAAGACCTACAGGGCCTCCGTCTACTGCCCGGCGGTCCACACCGAGTTCGAGGGCAACGTCATCGCCACCCGCCCCAGGTCCACCCGTCCGCGCGGCGAGTGGCGGATGTCATGGTCATCCATGTCGGACGCCGACAAGGGGACGCTGGAGGACTTCTTCCGCGCCAACGCGGGGAAGGCCTTCGGCTTCATCCCCTTCGAGAGATGGGCGGCCTCCGTCCGCTCTGGCGTCCCGCTGGCGGCCTCCGACGTCAGGCTCGCCGTGTTCGGCGACGACAGGCTCGACTTCGTGATGGTGACGCACGAGCCCCGCTGGGCGGTCTCCGTCACGCTGTACGAGACCACCGACAACCCCGTCCTCGACCAGGAGGCGCGGCCATGAAGAGCCTGAGCCCCGCCGAGACCGCCGACCTGGCCAAGCTGCACTCCGGCTATCCCTGGGTGGAGGTGGTGGACATCGAATGTCCAATGTCCTTCGACCAGGCGGACGTCCCGAACGCGGCCTTCAGCTTCGACGGCGCGCGCAACCACATCCTGCTCTGCTCGTCGCAGGAGGGCCTCTTCATGCCCCGGGAGGGCTGGACGGCATGGGCGCTGGACGGCGGAATGTACGCCAACGCGGTGCCCTTCCGGCGCGACGACATCCGGGACACCACCGACTCCTACGGACGCGTGCAGACCGTCCTCACCCTCGGGGACTCCAGGGGGCTGATGGCGGGCTTCCTGGACGCCAACGGCGGCTGCTGCGGCTGGCGCGCCTGGCTTCATCTCGTGATGGTGTCCGACCTCGAGCTCCGCACCGTCACCAAGTCAGGCGTCACGCTCTCCTATCAGATCGGCGAGGCGCCTGACGTCAGCGTCCCGTTCGCGGTCTCCTCGGCGGCCACCGACGGCCAGGGCGTCACGCTCTCGCTCTCGTCGGGCACCGAGCTCGACCGCAAGTACCCGCCCCGCGTCATGCTGAAGAACTACTGCCAGCTGAAGTACATGAGCGAGGAGTGCGGCTGCTCCGGCCTGGTGATCTGGCGGGACTACGCCGGTCAGGCGGGCGGCGGGGACCACGAGCTGGACTTCGCCACGCCCAGCGGCCTCGTGAAGGCCGGGGACCGCCTGAGCGTCCTGGACCCAGCGACCGGAGACGTCCTGCTGGAGGTCGGATGGCGCGTGCTCTGGGCGCAGGAGACGCCGTCCGCGGGCGCCGACGGGACGGCGCTGGCCTGGTTCGTCTGCCAGCAGGCCGACGGCTCCGCCAACCTGTGCCCCGGCATGATCGCCCTGGACGGGGGCGCGCCGGTCGCCACGAGGTGGACGGGCTCGTCCTTCCGCGTCACCTCGCTGTTCGCCGACACGCAGTACGCCAGCCTCGGCCTCGCCGACCAGATGCGGAAATGCTTCGCGGCCACGGACTCCGCTCTGTACTTCATCGACTTCTGGCAGTCCTCGGGCAACGCGGTGGGCTTCCGGTCCAACACGCTGAAGTGCGTGGAGATGACCTCCGCCACGTCCGGCCAGATGGCCGACATGTCCGGATTCTCCGGCCTCAACTTCCTGCAGATCTCCTTCGAGCAGCGGTGGGCCGGCGTCGGCCTGGTCTCGGCGTCGCAGGAGGGGCGCGGGCGAATGTCCGACGGCATCCCCGCGCTCTTCACCTACAATGGCACCAACTGGATGTTCGTTTTCGGAGCCGAGAGATACGCCCTCGCCGTCGCCTGCGGCAGGTCGCCCGACGAGACCGACGGCGACGTGAACTTCCCCCGCACTGTCCGCTGCCTTCTGCTGAACCAGGTGACGGGCGACGGGCGGGGATGCTACTGGGAGGACGCCCCCTGGGAACCAGGGGAGCAGGAGATCCTCGAGCCCATATCCCTCCCGGACGCGGGGGGCCTCGTGGACTTCTCGAACGCGCATCTCGCCGAGGGCGTGGGCGTCGACTACGGCGACGGCTTCGTCGACACGGGCGGCAGGCATTTCCTGTACCCCAACCCCGACGGGGGGGAGGTTCTGCTCGTGGAGGGCGGCTGGTTCGTCGACTACGCGAGGCCCTTCGCCACGGAGGCCTGCAGGCCCGCGGGGTCCTGGCACGCGGCCTGGGGCTCCGACTACCGCTACGCCTGGAACGAGGAGACCGGCGAGCTCGTCCAGCTCGGCGACAGCTTCTCCGGCGCGGTCTCCCTCGGCCTCCTGCCCGGTCTCGGCGGCCTCGCCGTGAAGGCGTGGAACTCCCCGGAGGGCAGACCGTCGGAGATCCTCGCCGTCGTCGACGGGCACCCCGTCCTGGCCAAAATGGCCTCGGACGAACCCTGCGACCACTCTTTGGCCGCCTGCCGCCAGCGCGCCAACAGGCAGCGCTTCGGCGGCTTCGCGGGCATAGGCAGCGGAGGGCTCCTGGAGTGACCCCCCTGCCCCTCGAACTGACCCGCCTGGCCGGAGTCCGCTACCTCGACAACGGGAGGGACGCGGCCTCCGGCCTCGACTGCTGGGGCTTCTACAGGGAGGCCCGGCGCGCCCTGGGGCTTTCCGTTCCCCCGCCCAACCTCATAGGCGAGAGATCCCTCCGCGACCGAGCCTTCCGCGAGGGGATGTCATCCCCCGAGTGGCGGAGGGAGGACCATCCCGGGCGCGGCATGCTCGCCCTCTTCCGGACGCCGCTCGGCCACCACTGCGGCCTGATGCTGGACGGAGTCGCCTTCGCCCACCTGTCCCGCCAGGGCCTCCGCGTCAGCGACCTCGGCGACCCCCGCTGGGCCAGAATACACATAGGAGTATACGATTATGTCCCGCAGCCATGACCAAGTGACCATCCAGGCCGTCGGATGCCCCCTCCTGAGAGGAGGAAGGGAGACCCGCGGCGTCCGCTGGCGCGAGGGCCTGACCGTCCGGCAGGCCACCAAGGAGGCCTTCCCGGGCCTGAGCCTGAGCGCTTGGGCGTCAGGCGGCCTGGCCGCCGACGGCGACGCGCCCGCCGAGCGGGGCGGACTGTACTACGCCTGGCCGGTGCCGGGCGACGTCATCTTCTGGGTCAACGTGGTCCTGCTCACCGTGTCCATAGCCTCGGTCGGATTCGCCATCTATTCGGCGATCAAGTCCAACCGCGAGGCCAAGAAGCTGAAGAAGGCCCTCCGGAACTCCGACTACAGCAAGGAGGTGGAGGACGTCAGCGACAGCAACTACGGGTGGAACTACGACGCCGCCAACACGGCGGCCCAGGGCGCGCCGCTGCCGGTGCTCTACGGCGAAAGGCTCGTCATACCTCCGCTGATCCAGGTGCACAGGAGGGCGGTGGGCTCCAACCAGGAGTATCTGGAGGCCGTCGCGGGCGTCTGCCAGGGCGGCGCGGGCCTCGCGGACAGGGTGGCGGTCCTGCCCGACGAGCGCGGCGAACTCGACATCCGCCTCGACCACTCCTCATGGAGGAACTACATCCTGCTGGAGCAGTACGCCGCGGACGACAGCGAGACCACCGACCGGCTCAGCACGGCCACGGGGGTTCAGTCCTCCGTCTACTGGGACCCCACCTCCAACACCCTCAAGGCCGCCTCCAACTGCGACAACCTGCATCTTCTCTTCGACTACTCCAACCTCACCACCAGACCGACGGCGAGCGAGGGCACCTTCCTCTACGACGACACGGGCAGCGCCTACGGGCGCTACACCGTGCCTGCCTCCGCCGGGCTCTCCGGCAACGGAAGCAAGTACAACTACTCGGTCTTCATCACCCTGGACACGCCGACGCGCGTGAGGGAGGTGGACCTGCTCATGACCGGCGACTCCCGCTGGACGTTCGACGTGTACGGCGGCTCCGCCGACGAAGGGACCGACATCCGGCAGTACAAGCCGCTGGCGCAGGGCGTCTGCACGGAGTCGGCCCCCCCGGGCGTGGACCCCAGGCTCCGCTACTGGACGGCGCAGGCCCCCTCCAACAAGACCTACCTGACCCACCTGCTGATCACCATGTTCCGGGGCGCCGGCACGAAGCCCGTCCTCTACAAGGTGCGCGCCTACGGCTCCGTCAACCAGTCGTCGGGCACGGACATAACGCAGTACGCCGAGGTGGAGTACCGCGAGGGCCTGCCCGTGCAGCAGCCGCTGGCCCTCTGCACGGGCGTCTGGAGCGCCCTCAACGTGTCCCGCAACCTCTCCATAGACTGGTTCGTGTTCTCGTCCAGCAAGGGCGCGTCGCCGGAGAAGCTGGAGGTCAACCTGCAGTTCCCCTACGGCCTGTACGACGCGTCCGGGACGGAGATGCGCCCGTACACCGTCACCCTGGCCGTCGAGCGCCGCTGGGTGGACGCCGACGGCTCCGCCGGCGAGTGGCGGGGCTTCGCGGGCGCGTCCACGCATCTGGTCACGGCGCAGAGCCCCTCGGCCTACGGAGTCTCCTACACCGAGGACCTGACCGAGATCCACGACCACTGGGAGGTCCGGATGAAGTACTCCACCCCGCTGAGCGCAAGCCCCAGCATCGTCGGGGACTGCGTGTGGGACACCCTCGTCGAGGGCTATGACTTCGCCCCCAGCTACCCCGGGACCTGCGTGGCCGGCGTCAGGCTGCTGGCCACGGACGCGCTGTCCGGCACGGTCCCGCAGATCAAGGTGAGGGCGTCCCGTCCCCTCGTCTGCGTGTGGGACGGCTCCCGCTGGCTGGCCAGGCCCGCCTCCAACCCCGCCTGGGCCGCCTATGACATAATCTGCCAGCCGCACTTCCCCGCCGACGGCTTCGACTGGCAGGCCGACGCCGAGGGCCTGATGCACCATGACGAGACCCGGGACGAGGTGGATGTCGCGTCCCTCGCCTCCGACGCGGCGGGCACCCTGGTCACGACGGCGGCTGCGCACGGCCTCTCGGAGGGGGATCTCGTCGCCCTGGCCAACGCGCCGGGCATCGGGCCGGAGCCGAGGGAGGTGCTCTCCGTCCCCTCGGCCACCTCCTTCGTCGTCGGCGACGCCCACGGGCCGGGAAGCGTGTCCGGCTGCACGGCGGCCAGAGTCGACAGGACCTACTGCAGCCTGGGCGTCGGGGACGCGGGATGCGCCGTCAGCCCGCTGGACATGGACTACCGCTCCTTCGCCGCCTGGGCGGAGCGCTGCGACGAGGACGGCATCCGCATGGCGGGCTACTTCGACGGCTCGTCCAGCGGGGCGGACGCCCTCTCCTACGTCTGCGACGTGGGCCGCGGGGCCATCGTCCGGCGCGGGCAGGTCTACGCGGCCATGTACGACGGCCTTCCCGACGAGACCGACGCCCTGGGCAACCCCATCCCCTGCTTCACCTTCGACGACGACAACATCGTCGAGGGCACCTTCCGCGTCAGCTACCTCTCCCGCGAGAGCACGCCCAGCGAGGCGCAGATCTTCTACTACGACCGCGAGAGGGAGAACTCCAGGGCCGCGGTGATCCGCTACGCGAAGGAGGAGGAGCGCTACCGGAACGCGCAGGACGTCACCCTCTACTGCTGCGTGGACAGATCCGTGGCCGAGGACTACGGCGACTACCTGCTGTCCATGGGCAAGGTCAGACGGGCCTTCGCCTGGACCGGCGACTCGTCCTCCATGCCCCTGGACATCGGCGACCTGGTCTCCGTCAAGGGATTCGTCGCCAGGGTGACGGCGGCCTCCCTCGACTCCCAGATGCGGCGCCAGTTCGAGGCCACCGAATACGTCATCACCCGCTTCGTCGACGAGTACCATTATGTCTTCACCCTTCGGCAGACCGGCGGGGGAACCTTCTACGCCTGCACGGTGAACTTCAGCGGCGCGCCCTGGCCCTCCGACGACCCGAGGACCGTCATGGCCGCCTGGGCGGGGCGGACAGTTCCCTTCGAGCGCGTGGACGGAGAGCCCGGGACGGCGGGGGACCTATGGGTCGACGTCAGGGATCCCGAGGGCGACGTGCCCGACAGGCTGCTGCCCTCCGTCGCCTACAGGGTGACCTACCCCTATCTCTTCGGCCTCACCATCGCCGCGAAGGGCTACTGCCGCCGCCCTTCACGATGAGCTAAAGATCATCTTCGGACACCAGGAACACAAACTGCGGATATTGCTTCCTGTCCCGTATCCAGCGCTTTGCCTCTCGCTTAGATACAGAGTATGTCTTTTTCCATAGCGTATTCCCGGAATCTCCCGGAACCGCATATACTGTCGCGCTTCCCCCCTGTGCTTCGATATAATATTTACCGTCAGGAGCCCTGTATAGGTCCTCGATGACATGAAAGGGCTCGGCAGTGCGTCTGTTGTTCCAGTGGGCGAGGCAGGCACCCTCTCCCATCTTTTTTATCTTTTCCATGATGATCTGAGAGCGCCTCTTGCGAGGCTTGAACAGACGATAGATAAAAGAGATTATGACAATTATAAAGATGACTTCCATTGAATCCTCCCTCAAAAAAAAACGGGATACTGTATCGCGGACTATAGGCGAAATCCTCTAAATGTCCTTAAGCTCAACGACTTCATCGAAGCCAAACTCGTGTTGATGCTTTCGGTACCAGGCGCGCGCCTGTCTCCGTGAGAGCAGAAACAGCCTGCGCCCCATATACCCGGCCTTCGGTCGCTCAGACGACAAACTATAATCAGTGTCCTGTCCGCCGAAGCACTCAAGGAAGTAGACTCCCCCCCTTGACTTGAATAGATCTTCGACGACAAATGTGGATTTGTCAGGGCTTCCATTATTCCAAGTGGCCAGAAAGCGGGCCGTGTCCAGATCGCAGAATCCCCCGGAAAGCCACTTGATCAAGGCCCAGAAGAGAGCAGCCGGAACACCGATGATTAGCAGAAGCGTCAGAATTATCATCAGGACGAGCCTCCTCTAGAAATCCTCTGAGGACGCAAACCCAACGAAATTTGTGTCCTGGTTGCGCCTGACATACCATTTGCGCGCCTTCGCGCGTGATATGAAGACGATCTTATGTCCTATGGTCAGCGAAGTGCCGGGCGTGGCCGCGTATTCAGTCTGTGCACCTCCGAAGCACTCAAGATAAAAGCCACGGCCAGGGCTTTTATAAAGAATCTCGGAAATGTGATCAGGGCCCCAATCCTGCCCCGCGTTCCAATAGCCAAGAAGTTTGGTTCTTCTCCAGGTTTCCGTCTCAGGGGACAGAGCAAGTATTAATACATACCCGACTACCACGCATACCGCGGAAGCCGACAACAAAATCATCAAATCATGACCGCTCATCTTGCTTTTCCCGTTTTCAAAACAATCAGCGTTTGGCATATTATATTATGACTTGGGCAAATGTCAAGAAATGCCAAAAGCCCTGAGGGATTCTCCGTCCGCCAAACGAAAAACGGTCACAATCAGACACAATTTAGACACAATCCAAGGCGATTTCGTACTTGAAAGTTAGCAATTCCTAAACTTTTGGTCGGAGGTTCGATTCCTCTTCCGGGTGCCACTTTTCAAAGCCCCTGCAAGACAATAACTTGCAGGGGCTTTTTTGACTTTTGGAAATTTGGGATTATATTATATTTGTATGATAGAAAAAGACACAATACTCGCCAAAAAAGACACAATTTAGACACAATTTAGACACAGTCGGTCAAGCACAAAAGGGGAAATGACAGATGAGGATTTTTCAGAGGGGCGGCGTCTGGTGGGTGTCGCATTACGGCCCTTCGGGCCGGGTCCGGATGTCCACGGGCTGCCGGGACAGGTCGGAGGCGGAGCGGAAGGCGAAGTTCCTGCTGCTGCCGGTCATCTCGCAGCCGGATGACGTGGTGCGGATAGCCACCGCGAACGCCCTGGCCGAGAAGGCGCGGCGCGACGACGCGCAGGCCAGGACGGAAAACCTCCGCCTGGACGAGGTGTGGGACCTGTTCCCCTACACCGGAGCCAAGGGCCGGGAGATCAAGGCCTCCATGGCCAGAAACGCCCGCGTCTCCTGGAACTGCTTCGTCAAATACTGCAAGGCGCATGGCCTGGAGACGGTCAGGGACGTCACCGCCGGGGAGGCCAACCGATTTCTGGCCAGCCTGGGGCGCCGTCGATACGCGGTGGACACCTTCTACGTCTGCCGCAGCATCTTCGGGAAGATGCGCGTCCCCGACAATCCCTTCCGGGACAAGCCTCTGCCTCCGCGCGGCGAGGCCACCCACCGCGAGCCGCTGACCAGGGAGCAGATAGCCGCCCTCCTGGAGAGGGCCGACTTCCTGGCCGCCGACAAGCGCAGGGGCGTCCACCACGAGGCCGACGCGGACGAACTCGCCCTGCTGGTCCGCGTGATGCTCTACACAGGCCTCCGCCTGGGCGACGCGGCGACCCTGCGCCCATCCCAGATAGACTTCCGCGAGGGCGTCGTCGAAAGGACGATGGCCAAGGTGTCCAGGCCTGTCAGGTTCCCCGTCATGCCGTCGCTCCTGGAAAAGCTTCCGCGCGACGGCGAGTTCGTCTTCCCCTCCCTGTCCGCGAAATACCGCAGGGACCCCCACTCGCTGACGACACGGTTCCGCCGCCTGTTCCAAATGGCGGGCATCAGGGGCGAGCCCGGCCAGTACTGCGCCCACTGCCTCCGGACGACCTTCGCCAGCATCTGCGCGGAGCGCGGAATCCCCATCGCCGTCATCCAGTCATGGCTCGGCCATTCGTCGCAGGAGGTCACGCGGATATACGCCCGCGTCGAGGACATGCGCGCCAAGCGCAAGGCCCTGGAGATGTTCCCCGATTTGGGCTAGACGCAAAAAGCCCCGCAGACTCGGCATCGGCTTCCGCCGAAATGCCTGCGGGGACTTTTGGACTTCAATAAAAACGGCCTTTCTCAGGCCTTCTCCCTTATCTCGCCCCTGGCCTTGGCCAGAAGTTCCTGAATGGCCGAAATGAATATGTTGACATGGAGTTCTTCGTAGGACGCTATATCCTCAAGAAGCGCATACATATCGGGCGCGGCGGCGATCAGCGCGGCATTGGCTGCTTCTTCCTCATCCTGCCTCTGCGACGTGGATGCAATCATGTACCCGCTTTTGTCCAGGATATGCCACATATCCTCTATGTGCCACGGCCCTGGCGTGAATTTCGGTTCACTGTCCTTCATTCTCCGTCCTCCTTTTCCCTCAGGGCGTCGAGCACCTCGGCAATCCTGTAGAATCCCTCGCGTCCGGACTCGCCGCCCTTGCGCACGGGGCTCACGCCCGCCTTGCGGAGACGGACAAGCAGCGCCGTCACGGAGTACCCCGTGATCTCGGCGCACTTCCTGGTGGACGCCTCGCCGTGCGTCCGCAGTATCTCCAGGGCGGCGGCGGCCTCGCCCCGCGACGGGCGGAAGCCCAGGGTGGGCGCGGAGACGGAGGCCACGGTCTCCAGGACGTAATCTGGCCAGTTTCGCATCGTTTCTCTCCTTTTTAGATGTCTTTTTAGCGGAAAATCGTGGAAAATCGTGGAAAAACGCAGTAATTTGCGGCAATTTGCGGCAATTTGCATTAAGGCGATTAAGACTACTTCCTGTACCTCTTCCCCCGCCAGCCCTCGGCCTTGAGGGGAAGCCCCTCCGCCCAGGGGGCCGTCTCGCAGAGGAGGCCCTCGTATTCCCCGACGCTGCCGAAGCCCTCGGGCACCTCGGCGACGGCCTCGTCGTGGACGTGCATCACTATCCGGTAGCCCGCCCTTTCGCAGGCGAGCATCCCCCGGCAGAGGACGTCGCGGGCGGTGGCCTGGGTGATGTTCTCGGCGAGCTTGCCGCCGTAGAGGTAGACGGTGGACCACTGCCGCGTCGTCTGGCTGACGCCCTGGTAGCAGAGGCAGTCCTTGAGCCCCCAGGGGACCTCCTTGGTGGCGACGGCGGGGTTCCTGTAGCGCAGGCAGCGCCCCGAAGGCAGTTTGACGATGAGGCAGTTGTCGGCGCAGAGGAAGGAGACCTTCCCCGCCCTGAACGCCTCGCCCCTGCAGTCCAGGGCCTTCATCGCCGCCCGCTCCAGCGAGTGCCACCAGTTCACCGTCTTCGGCCTGGACTCGCGCCAGCCGTTGACCGCGAGCTGCGCCCGCGAGTCCTCCAGGTCGAGCCCGAAGTTGCGGGCCATGGCCTGGAAGGCGCCGAGCGCGCCCTGGTATCCGCAGGCCAGCTCGGCGGTCTTGCCGACCTGCCTCTCGGCCTTGGTGACCTCGGCGACCGCCTTGCCGTAGATGGCGGCGGCGGCGACCTTGTACGGGTCCTCGCCCCGCCGGTAGACGTCCAGGGCGGTCTCCTCGCCCGCCAGCCAGGCCAGGACGCGCCCCTCGATGGCCGAGTAGTCGGCGCAGACGAAGTCGCACCCCTCGGCGGCCTCCAGGACGCCCCGGAGGCAGGTGGAGGCGGCCATGAACAGGTCGCCGTAGAGCATCTCGACGGCCTCGGCGTCGCCGGCGCGGAACAGCGCCAGGCACTGCTCGGTGTCCGGAAACGCTCCCCTTGGGAAGTTCTGGGGCTGGACGAGCCTCCCCGCCCAGCGGCCCGTCTGCGCCCCGTAGTACATGAAGAGCCCCCTGAGCCGCCCGTCGGCGCAGGCGGCCTCCCGGATGGCGGCGTATTTGGCCGTGGATGACTTAGACAGCGACTGCCTGATTTCCAGGATTCGCCGGGCCTCCGAGGGCGCCGAGCCCATGAGCTCCTCGTCGTCGGAGGACAGGGCCTCGCTGACGAGGAGCTCATGGGC